CTATTCCTCACACTTTACTTCCGGAAGTCCGGCTACTGATGTCAAAATACTTACAACTCCGGCTACTACTGCCGAAGATGCTGCCAGTTTCCAATCAACATTTGCCACTGTACTTCCAACTGCGATTACCGAAACTGCAGTCTGAGCCATTGTTTTAATCGCTCTGACTGTCGCAGATTTCACCCATTTCTGAGTATCAACACTTACATTCAACACACAATTTTTAAACATAAATAAAAACCTCCTTATTTCTTTTCTAAATCTTCTATTCTGTGATTTGCTACTTTTATATCTTCCGAATTTAAAGCTACTGATTTTTCAAGCTCATAAACCCGGTCGATTACCTGATTATGTACATCCTGCTTTTTCTCCAACTGCTCCAAGCGATATGCCACAAGAACCGTTGATTTTTTATTTGCAAAATATGCCCCGCTTGCTGTGCCGAGCATTGAAATAACTGCTATTATTATTTCTATTGCGTATGCTGCCATTTGTGTCTCCTTTCCTGCCTTTAGGCATAAAAAAAGAAGCCTAAGCTTCATAAAAATAATTGTAATAAATCGTACACTACTAATTTTTCAACTTTATTACTTCGCTTCTAAAGCTGATATCCTACTATCTAATTCAGATACTAAGTTTGATATGTAAGCTGTATCTGGTATAATATTCATATATTCAGCTTCGTCTGTGCTACCGCCAATATCACAAAGTGTTAAATACAAATAACCATCACCACGAATCTGACTTTTACTATTTCCATAGTCATTTGAACTCACAAAGTTTCCATCACTATCATATACAACATATATATCTTTGCGTACTTCATAATATCCCGCCGGGAATACGAATTGAGAAGTTATATTCCCTGTAGCCACATCTATACTTACACTTTCATTTACATAAAAAATAGTCCCGGCTTTTAAGACATTACGCAATGGATCTGAATCGTCATATTGTTCTCTGCTAAATTCTAAAATATATCTATCAGGTCTATATATATCTGCTATGTTTACTTTTCCAACATACTCTTTTAAACTTTCTATATTCACCGAAGTTAATACATCCTTTTTAGTTAGATATTCCTCTTTAAATGTCTTTTCTATATCATCTATATGTTTTTTTATAACACTATTTTTCACAGGATTTTCACTCGTTTCCGACAGTTCACTGTCTATCACTGTTTTATTCGCTCCCTCATCTATCCCATCCAGCTTCTTTTTATCCGCATCCGTAAAATCGTTATGCGACAGTCCCTTTCCTTTCTCTTTATCTACCTTGTCACCCACCTCCTCTCTTAACTCCTCCAAATCTTCCGCAAGTGCATACAGTCCTTGTTCTACAACATTAACCACTCCACCAGCGTTCACCTGAATATTTAATACAATAATAGCTTTGAACTCATACAGTCCACTATATTTTCTTATCATATCTGCGTCTTTATTTTCTGCATAACAAACAGCATATAATATCTCTCCCCCGTCAGGATCAGACGCATATATACCAATTTCCGTGAAAAGATAATCTTCTGTTAATTCTTTATTAGACATAACAAATTTGATTGCATATGTTGTGTCTGTTTTCTTCTGTGTGCTGGTTATCTGAAATTCCTGCTTTTCAGATTTTAATTCAGTCATAGCACCTATATCTGCATCTGTCTGATATTCACCATTTCCGGTTTTTACTTTCGTGACTGTGACTGAAACTCCTGTTTTTGCAAGCAGTGCAAGTCCCTTATCGGTCAGTCTTGTTTTTGTAAAATTTGTCACTATATTTCCTCCAATCTCTCACTATGCCACTCACCTGTAGATATAAAGCTTTGTAAATCAAATATATGTGTTCTTGTTTCCATTCCATCTATTATCGAACGCTGTGGCTTTACATACTTAAGAATATCTGCAAATCTTTTCACAAGCTCCTCCGTCGGTGATGTATCTGTTACTATCTTAAAATGAAACGGTTTTCCTGTTTCCTCATATTCATACCACGGTACAAACTCTGCCCCCGGAAAGACCGTTTGCAATAATTCTTTTATTCCCTTTACCGTTCCTGCATATGAATGTGACTTTAATGTTGTTTTTATTGTTTTGAGTTTGTCGGATTCCGACAAGCTGCTTAAAAAATATGGTGAACGAAGCATTGCCGCCATATATCCGTAATATTTTGCATCCACGCTATCCATGTCCGCCCAGACTGCTACGCTTTTTGCTTTTTCCATAACTTTCGCCAACTGCCTGTCTACTGCGTAACCGAAACACTTATCTTCAATATTTTGAAAAGCAGGAGGCATTGACAAAAATGTAGTCCCTGTTTCACCAAGTTTTCCCATGTTTTAATCATCCTCCAATCCGCCATAAACAAGCTCTACACTATCGCATATGGCAATCTGTGTTTCCGTTACCTGCGTAAACATCGGACTTGTTATTTCAAGCCTTTTTGCTCCTGCGACTCTTGCTACCTCAATGAGTTTATCCGGGACAATGTCTACTCCTATATTTTCATGACATTCTGATACAAAATACTGTGCTGCTTCTATAACAGACTCTTTAATGATTGTTTCATTTTCCCTATTTGATTCAGATATATAATATTTTCCTAAAATTTTATATCTTATAACTTCAGGAGCTTTAACATATATCTTGTCATCCGCCGGGGTATTCTCAAGTCCTGCAATATAATCAGCAACGGCTTTACAATATTTCTCATCCGGTATTTTTCCATCGGCAAGCATAATATAAATATCAACCTCTGCTGTTTCATTATTTTGAACCACATTAACAGAAACTATATCTGTACTATAAGCCTTTACAAAAAACTCATATGCAGCATTAGGACCCGCAGTTGAATAAGTAGATGGAAACATAAAAATATTTTCACGCAGCGTTTCATCGTCATATTCATCCTGACCGCCCGATGATTTCGTACAATTTACAACACCAGATATATTTAAGACCAAATCTGCAAGTACATTTATCTGACCTGTCACATAATCATTTCCGACCGTTCCTTCTTCTGTGCAAGTCGCAGACACTTCTACAAAGGACTCTCCCGCTTGTAATATGCAGCTTTCATCAGTAGCAAAATAAACATCATCACCGGCAGTGGCCCTTGTCCCGGCAGGTATTTCAACATCAAAATCAAGCACATCATTAACACTAAACTGTAATATACAAGTTGCCGCTTTTATGTTTGTCTCAGCATATCCAAGCGTAGCCCCCCAGTTTTCCAACACTTCCCTATCCATGTACTGTATAAAATTCTGACTAAATAAATAAGAAATATACTCATATATCTGATAAATTTCTCCAGCTACAATTTGCATTTTCAATCTTTCAGTATTGGCAGGATATAATGTTATTTCTTTTCCTGTCAGTTCTTCATATTTGCTCTGATAATCTTCAAGCATCTCCTCCGCTATTGTTTCCTGCGTGATATTAAGATCGCTCAAAAAATCAATTTCAGGCAAATTTTGCAACGCATCCAAGTTACTCGCCATCTTTTAATGTCACCTCCGAATCTAATCTTGCATTTTTTCTTGATAAACTTATTTCATCCACAAGCACCCTTTCATCCCAAAAGGATATTTGATCTTCGACTTCTGCCATATAAATTCCCTCGATAGAATTTTCCGGAGAACTGACAATGCCATCATCTATCCCCATATCCCTTGCATATGGAATACTTCCTTTTATACTTGATATAATATTCCCCACGCAGCCAACTATATCTGGTGCATCTGCCCTGTCTCCCGTGTAAATAACATTCAATGCACATCACCTCCCTATTTTTTTGGTATTCTAATAGTTGAACCGGGTTTTAACTTATAGCCTTGCTGCAGGCTTTTGTTCGCATTATAAATCTTCTTGTATTTGTCACCTGAACCGTAATATTTCTTTGCAAGATTCCAAAGTGTGTCGGTTTTCTTTAATGTATATGTAATATATCCACCACTCTTTTTACTGCTTACACTCTTCTTTTTAGACTTACTGCTGCTCGCTTTTTTACTTTTTGAACTGTTTGTATTCTGTTTTTTATTGCTGCTCGTTTTCGCTACTTTCTTCTTCCTTTTTTTATTTTTAACAGCCACTCTTTTATGCTTTGACTTCTTTTTCTCTTTTACTGATAAATATTCCTTAAAAGTTACATTAGCAACAATTAAAATTGGTTTTCCATTTTTATAAAATGTTTTCAGTTCATTTGACACACTGCTTATAATCCATTTATTATGCCCTGCCTTTCTGCCACCAAGATACAGTGGATACACTTTTGCTTCAAGCGTATAACTTCGCAATTTATTAAGCATTTTCCACGGTGATACACCAAGCTGAGCCCACAGATATATTGTCATCGTAAAATCATCTGCATTTCTTGATGTAAATTCAAGCAGCGGCTTCTTTCCGTGTCTTTTGTGCTCTGCAATATTTATTGATGAACTCCATGCCGCATCAGAAAAAGACAATGCTTCTACTTTTCCACCGCTATATGGAAGTTCCAGATAATTACCTTTAACTGTTTTCTTCAAAATAGGTTTACTCATCTTTGAATAAAACTTTATTCCACCAAAATGCCCGACTTGTCCCATTTTTTCTCCTTTCTAATCTGCATTAAGATTTTTTAAGACTACTTTTCCGGCAGCAATCTCAATCTCATCCTTTTGTGCATCATATTTTATATATGCCGTGTCAGAAAGCCTTTTAAAAAATCCTTTACCTGTAAACTCCGGCTTATTTTCATCATTATAATAAGGTCCTAATATAAACCCTGTTTTCTTCTGAGCATATTTCTGAGCCACTACAAGCACTAAATCATTGACTTTTGGCATATTATATTCAAATGCCAAAAATGGCAGTTCTGAATATATTACATTCTCCTCATCCTCAAAATAAACATCCGCACATCCTTTTTTATAGTCGATAGAAGATATTCTTCCAACCCTTATCGAATCCAAACTATCACCTCCGAGCTAACACTTTTATCTAATATTGGTTACACATTTATGACATTCTATAGTGCTTGTATAACCTTCATCTGAAAAACTGTGCGTAACCTTGTCAATAAAATATCTGCCGTTAAACTTTCCAAAGTCGGTTACCCTAAACACCCTGCACGCACGATATTTAGGGTCTCCCATAACTGTAAACGATGCTGTTATTGCCTCTCTTAATGTTGATGCAAGCTGTGCTTTTGCCTTTTTCTCCGCATCTGCATGGCTGTCTGCCGAAGATGATATAAACAATGTCCTCCTCCCGGTTCTCCCCGGAATATTATAATTGTATGTTATATTTTTTCCTTTTTTATTCTGATACTGGAACTTAACACTGTCATAAACCTTTGATACACTTCTTGTAAAATTATATGTACTGTCATCCCCAAGATCCGACTTATTCAATGTAAATCGACTTGCTTTTCTCTCGTATGCCGTCTGGTCATATATAATCATTTTTCCGTTGTAAAGTTTCATGCAGCATCCATAATCGCTGCATATTGAAAAGGCAAATTCCAAATCAGTATTTCCATCCTGACTGACCTCATCAACCTTATGATTTGACGCTTCAAAAACTAACTTTATGCACGCCCTTTTTGCTATAACCTGCAAAATGCTTTTCAGAGAGGTTTTCTTGTATGTCTTGCTTCTCTGAGTGACATTAAATCCGGTATGAAGCGGAATACTCATTCCCTCCAAATCAACCGTAGCCGGAAATCCTGATGCTGCAAATTGATCTGCAACAAATTTCCCCTGATAAACTTCCCGATGTTCACTATCATTTTTCCATTTATCAACGACTATTGTTGCCCTTATATAATCTGAGGACTTTGGAAAATAATTTTTCTTAAACCATTTTCCACTCTTATTAAACAGGCTTACGGATATTGTGTCAGCTTCCCCTGAAGCACAATCTACAATAGTACAACCGCTGCTTTCTTCTGTTATATCCATTGTTCCGCCGCCTTTATATCTAAGCCTTACATAGGCATTTCTAGCTTTCATCTTCTTCGTCTTCATCTCCTTCATCAGATACACCGTCTAAAGCATCTTCTTCTGCATCCTCATCATCTTCGTCCTCCTGCCATTCAGGAGCATCTTCGTCCTCATCTTCATTTATGACTTCAACCTCCGGACAATACAGCTTCACACCCTCATCAAAAATAAATGTATCAAGATACTTGGGATTTTCACGATAAAGTAAATATACCAAAGACTCATCACCATAAACTCTCCACGCAATATAATCCCACATATCTCCCTGTTTGGTTGTGTAAGTAAAGCCGCCAATCATGTTTTTATCTCGCCCCCTAACTGAATTTCACACGCTTATTTGACAGCATATATTTCTGCATCATTTTCGCAAACTCTGCCTGACTCATCTTTACTACCTTAGTCAATGTCTTTTCATCTGCATTTCCTGTAACCTGAATAGTTGGCGAATAAGTTATATTTATTTTTTCACCACCCATACTTGGACTTCTCTTAACGGCATTGTATAACCGCACATCTCTTCTCTGTTTATAAGATGTGTTATCGTCCGTAAACGACATTCCTAACAGCTCACCTGTACGCTGATAAAGAGCCTTTGAACGTGGACTGCTATTTAAAGGAATAACAGCTTCATTATCCTTTTCAGCAAGCATCGAAATAACAGGATTTTTGTAAATTCCACCTTTTGCATTTTTCTTTGCTTTGATTGTCTTTTGTCTGCCACCATATTTTTGCTGTTTTGGTCCTATTGAAGCAGGGTACAACTTTTTGACACGGTTGTCTGACTTTGAAGAAGCAGATGCATTAACAGCCATATCCAGTGTAATCACCGGACTTAAGTTTTTGTCATTAAAAGCATCTTTAATCTGATTATTCAGTCTATTTGCTGCACCACTAACCTTTACTGAATTTTCGTCTATACCATTAGCTATTTTCTGTGGTATATCTGCGCCGTTTTTCTTACAAGCCTCTATAATTGCTGTCCATTCATCGTTGCCACCTATCTCATCACCAAGTATTGTAAGAGCATCTCTTGTAGAACCTGAAACTGCTGCAAGCCCTTCCATATCATTAATTCCATTTCCAAATGCACTTGTAGTTTCTATACCTTTTTGTTTCATCTGATTTTGTAAATCATCCATTTGTGTTTGTATGTCACTTAATCCATTTTCAAATAATATAGAAATACCTTCAGCATCTTCACCTAAATCTATACTAGATAATGCCTTTTCTGCAGCCGCATTTAAGTACGACAATGGTTCTTTTGCTGATATCCCCTGATTAGCTATATTCTCAAATTCTTTCTTTAAATTTGTTCTTAGCTGTTTCATGGCCTTTTTAGCTTTAGGGTATGTTGCTTCTATAGTGGATACAATATAATCAGAACCCCTTGCCAATGTATTCTGCTGTTGCTTATAATACGCAGACTCTATTTTCTTTTTTTCAGATGCATACTGTTTTTGGGATAAATCTCCGGTATTTCTTCTTGCATTAAGATTTGTCATTGAAGTTGTGTATGCTTCCTGATACCCTGACATTGCCTTTTTTTCATAGTCCTTTACATCTTTTGTCAATTGTTTGAAATCTTGTGCAGTCAAATCTTTTCCGGAGTATTTTAAGTTTATTGTCTGAAGCTGTGCTTCATTTTCTGCATTAGTTACAGCACTGGTTATGTCATCAATCTGCCCCAAGAGTTTCTGAACCGCCGAATCCGTATCAACATCAATTCCATTTTTTACCGCATCATTAAGTTTCTTATTTAGTTTTTTTTGCAGTGAATTTAGTTTAGAATCAAGTCCTGCATAAAATTCATTATTTTCTTTTCCAACTTTTGAATTATTTCCAAGTAAAAGTCTTGTTGCTATTGAAACTGTATATCCCTTACTCTCAACAGCTTCTTTAGCCGATTTAACATATTCCTCTACCGAAGATTTGTACTTATCAACATCGTCCTTATCAATTTTAAATCCTGCTTTTACTTTCCAGCTTATCTCACTAACCGATTTAAAGCTCTTACTCATAGCAGATATTGCATCGTCAGTTTTTCCTATTGACTCAAGCATCTCTGATACCTGCGTCAGTTTCTTCTTTCCAACAATCTGCTGTGCAATTTCATCTAAAGTATCCAGCGATAAAGAAATACTTCCGAAATGTTGTTCAAGATTTGCCTCAGCTAATTTCTGTTTTGTTTTATTTGCATAAATGCCAATTCCTATGATTGCTGTAGCCGCCGCTGCACAGCCAACCCCTACCCATCCAATAGGTCCTGAGCCAAGAGCAGCTATAGAAGCTGCCAGCGATGAAATTCCTGAAACCACTTTGTATGTGATAAGTGCAATACCTATCGCCTCAACTCCCGAGGCTATTGCATCGAAATTGTCAACTACAAATCCACCGACATCCCCTACAAAGTCCGCCGCTTTCTCAATGTCCTCATAAAATGTTTCAAACACATTATGTATCTCTACCTGATGCGTATCTGCAAAGTCCGATATATTTTTAGATGTTTCATTTATGAACTCAGTCAGCTTTTTAATGCCATCCGCAAGCTCACCGTCAAAAGAGTCCGCAAATGAAATCTTGAGGTCATCAAGTGCAGAGTTCATAATCTCTCTTGTTGCAGAAAGAGTATTTGTCTGTTTGTTATACATATCTTCAAGTGAACCATCTGAATTCTTAAGTTTCTTATCAAGATCATCCCAAGCACTCTTTGCGCCGTTTGCTCCCTCTTTTACTCCATCTAAAAGGTAAGCCATTTTTGAGTAATAATTTGTTCCGGCAATCTCTTTAAGTGCCTTTGCCTGGTCTTCCGTACTTAGTTTACTTACTCCTGCATTGATATGTTTCAAAGCCTCCTCAAGACCTACAAATTTGCCCTGTGAATCAAAAATTGATATTCCCAACGATTTCATCATGGTAAGTGCACTCTTGTTACTTCCAATTCGTGTGAGCATTGCATTAAGAGCAGTTCCGCCCTCAGCACCCTTTGTACCATTGTTGGCAAGAATACCGAGTGCAACACCTGTGTCCTTTGCACTTACTCCTAATGTTCTCGCTGCACCTCCGGCTTTTATATATGCCTCCATCATCTGCTGTGAGTTCATGTTTGAGGAATTTTGTGCCTTTGTAACCATATCAAGATATTCGGGTAAATCTTTGACTTGCAATTTTAAAGCACTCATTGAGTCAGTAACAAGGTCGGAACAAGTAGCAAGATCCATATTCGATGCCGCACTAAGTTTTAGAACAGGCTGCAATGCTGATGTAGACTCTTTTACATTCCATCCTGCGAGTGCCATATATCCAAGTGCGTCGGCACTTTCCTGTGCTGTCTTAGTTGTAGCTTTTCCCGCTTCTCTTGCCGCTTCATTAAGCTGCTCCTGCTCAGTCTGTGTGGCATTTGCAATAGCTGCAGTATTGGCAAGTGATTGTTCATAATCAGAAAAAGTATCAACTGATTCTTTGACAAAATCTTTTATCTTTATTGCTCCAAAAGCCGTAGCAATAAGACCTGCCACTTTTTTTGCTGTAGAACTCATCCCCTCTAGTTCATTTTTAGCTCCATTGATTCCACTCTGAAAGCTTGATGCTTTTTTTGCACCAAGCAAAATCTCAAGACTGTATTGTGATCTGTTTTTAGCCATTATTCCTCCCCTCTGACTATTTCAAGCAAGTCCTCATATATCCTTAAAAAGTCAATCACCGGCACCTTTTTGATATACTCAATGCCGCTGTTTGTGGCAAGAGCCAGACGCATTGCCGTTTTGGAAAGCATTACTGCCCAGTCATCACTAAGCCCTGCCCGTACATAAAAAAATGGTTTATAAGTGCAATAACTATCATCATGTCTCTTATTCCAAGCATATTAAAGAACTCTGCCGGACGATTTGTAACATGCATTGCCACATACTTGCAATATGTGAAGTCCGTAAATTTATTTTGAGGTCTGTGACCTATCTTGATAAGAAGTCTGTCAAAATATTCTCCATCAATCGTAGTAAGATCTACAAGACCTGACAGATCAAGTGAAGAAATCTTTTCCATCTCCCCCTTATCATTCAGCCAGTCATACTCCCTTGAAAATTCAACAAGATATGGATTTTCCTTTTCTTCATTCTCATTGTCGGAATCCGACAAATTTCTTCCGCTGCTCACAACCTCATCACCTGCCGCCTCAAGTTCTGCCTTTTCAAGCAATTCGTCCAAATTTTCTTCTTTTACATCCATAATATTCCTCCATTCATTACATCAAAAGAGAAGATACATCTACTTTTCAATGTATCTTCTCTGATTTTTGATTAACTATTTATTATAAGCTGCTGTCAGATTTTAACTAAATAAGGCTGGCAACATTACCAAGCACATCTTCGCCATTTATAACAGCCTTGCCGTTGAACTTGTCAATTTCCTCAATAACATCTTCGCCAACCTGATCTTTGTAATATATGACTTCCTTTTTGATAGTCGGATTGCCATATCCACCCTTTTTCAGCTTGCCATAATCGTGACCTTTAGTCATTCCCTTGATAGTTATCGTCCTAACAATATGTATCTTTTTCAATGTCTCTGTATTAAAGATTTCCTGTACGCTTTTAAGAATAATCGATGTGCTGTCATCACACATAATTCCAAAAGCTTCTTTTGACACCTGTGTAAATGGGATGTCAATCGTAGCACTCTTATACTGACCTGCTGACGGGCTGTCAATCTCACCTACCGTTCCAGCAAGATTAAGTGTTTCTGAAACATTTTCAAAGTTTGGCAAAGTCACTTCATCAGTCACACCTGCAAGTCTTGCATCTTCACTTACCTGACCGTAATATGCCTTAAAAATATTAGTCTTGTCATAAATTTCTGACATTACTCATCGCCTCCTTCCATAGTATCTGTAAGAATCTGGGCATCATATACAAAGTCATTTTCAATGTACTCCGCCGGAGTATAATCAGCATACCTCGTCGAGAATATATAATGACCTTCAAGCATACTCGATGGCGGATTTTTTGCGGTATCAAAAATAATCTCACCGCCTGCAAGATAATCCGGAACAAGAGCATTAAGACTGGCATTATACTCATCAACTATTCCCTTGATAAACTTAACTTTAGCATTTCTTCCAACCTTTGAAAGATATTCCGTTTTAAAACGGTTCTGGAGATAATTAAGCATCATGACACATTTCGACCATCTTTTTGTCGGGTCTTTTGATGCTGGATACATTGCAGTATTATTTCCCCACGCTTTCCACTCAGGCAGTCTTATTGCCGTAATAATTCCATTGGCATTAAGATATGAGTTTGCATCACCCTGTATCACTTTCACCGGAGTCCCGTCTTCCGTACAAATACCATCAACAAGAAGTTCCCTATTGTCGATACCGTCAGGAATATCTCCGTTTTCAGCAGCTACAGCCTGTGCAAGTGCCGCAGCGAAACTTGAAAATGCAAGCACATTTCCATTTTTGTTTACCATAGGCCAGCAGGCATCAATAAGTTCACTCTGAGGAACATTCTTTTCTTTAACTTTGGCAACATTAAATACATTGACTGCACCACTTTCTGAACTGTCAATATCAACATATGCCTTTGCATTGTGCAGACTTCCAATAAGCCGTACCTTAGCTTCAAGTGCCGCCGCAACTTCCTTTTGCTTACTGAAAACAGGTGCAGTAACAATCGCCGGAATAACTCCTGTATTGATGAATACCTCGTCAAGAAGTTCAATACCGCTTCTCACGCCATTTTCATCAACACCTCCGATAATATCCTCCGCCGTAACTCCATCAGGATTCAGCTTTGCATAGCTTATATTAAGTTTCTGCAGCGATGAAGCAGCTCCGTCATTCGTCAAAGCAATAACCAGATAACCCTCTGAGTTAATCGACGCAACATAATCATCATCTGCCTTATAAGTTGTTTCATTTTCAGACACCACAACTTTATCAAGCAGCACACCCTTATCTTCTATAACCACCATCTTATTTACTACATCATATTCTTTTCCGACAACAGCCTGTGTATGCTGACTTTTATCAGGGTCAAGAACATTGATAACAACAACCGGAGCAACCTTGTGTACTTTGAGTGAAGCATACACACCCTGCATTGCTGTGTACTTTTCAATCTCATTAGTTTTACCCACAAGATTATCCATGTCTTCGGAATTTTCAAGTAGAATTATTGAGTTTACTGCATCCTTTGGATTTTTGAGTGTATTTATCGGCAAAGTTCCAATAATAACCTGTGCTGAATATGTTGTTTTACTCTGAGTTATTCCAACAGCACCACTTGACTTAGTTGCAATACCATGTTTATATATACTCATTGTTTACTCCTTTCCTGCTCTGCAAGTTCTTATATGCTGCATACTCCACTGAGCCCTCAATATTAAGTCTCTTTTTAGCCTCCAGCACATCACCTATCGGTATGATAAGCCTTGCAATGTTTTTGTTTTCTTCTGCTTTTTTCTCAATATGCTCCGGAAGTTTGTCCTTAAAAATAGTCCCATTTGTCACCACTCCCGGAATAGTAGGACCAACATAAATCTTCTGCGTCATCAAATACTTACCTCCATCTCGTCAAATTCTTCGCATGGTGTTGGCAATGTCCAGTATGTAATCAAATCTGACTCAAAATAAGGATATAATACATTCGGATTAAACCGCTTATGAGCCTTTCTTTCCATCCTTGTATGTCTGCCAACAATTCCAACTTTTATAAAATGCCTATATATCTCATTCATAAGATACATAACATTTACCCATCCAGAATGATCATTATCCATATCTTCAATATTGATTGAAAAATGAACTTCAACACGCCATTCATCATCCACCACATCTTCATCCGCTATCATTACTACAACATAGTTACGAAGTTCTTCGTCATCCTCGTCATATTTTTCAGGCAAATCCTGTGGATATACCTTTAAATCTTTATACTCGTTTCCGAGTTTCATCGTTATAGCATCACTTTTTACAAACTCCCTAAGTGATTCAACAATGTTATTTAACAACTGTAAATCTGTCATAAAATCCCCTTTTCTGTGCATTTTTTTGCACATAACAAGTTTGTGTCAAGTATGCACTGACACAAATCTTGCGTGTGAAAATAAGCTATCAGGCTTATTTTTCACACTAACCTCACTGCATTACCCTGCTAAGTTCGTGTTCTATACGCTTTTCCAAGGTTTCATTTGCTTTTTTAGTAACAGCCTCCATAACTTCTTTTTTACCTGCAAGCTGTGGCACTGCCGGTCCCATCATGCTATCTATAGGGTAAGCATCCCAAGTTTCCCTAATAAATACACCTTCATGACCATTTGGCATTATCGCTACAAATGGTTTGTTTTTTCTTCCGAGAATATTTTTTCCGGTAAGAGGCTTTAATCCTCCTGCTTTTTTTATTGCTGCCTTGTAAACTCCCGGTGTCCTTTTTCCTTTCTTAGAAAGTTTCACAGGACGAAGCGGACTGACTTTAAATTTCTCCAACCCAAGTTTTGACCCCTGACTAACAACTAATGCTGTAAGATTACTTGTACTTGCATTTTCAATATGCAAGGTTTCTGATATTTTTTTCTGAGAAATAAAATATCTTGCTGACACTTCTTTTTTCACAGAAGTATTAACCACACTTGCTGTTCTATTCATAGCACGCATCATAACCAGCTTTGACTTATCAGTTATTTCCGCTAATTTTCTTTCCACCTCATCAGCATTCGTGGTTATATCAACAAATGTTGAACCCATCAATTTCCGCTCCTTCCCATTAAAATTTTCCAAACACCATCCTGTTTTGAAATCTCCCGTATTATGTGAGGTCTTCCGTCGTACTCAATAACTGAACCGACAGACGGCTTTCTTTCTATGTCACACTCTTTGACATAAAGAAGGACGGGCTTTTTTACAAGCTCGTCCCGCCAGTTCTTTTTTATTTCCTCAAGTGCGTCCTCATCCACGATTACAGTTATCTCCTTATTATCAAGACTGTGCTTACTTCCGAAAAAGCCTTCATCAAAAAATACTTCATCAATATCTTTTGATACCTGTTCCACAAAACCCATGTTATTTAACCTCTGTATCAACAATTACTTTGTTTTCTGAACCATTTTTCAAAATCTTGCTATCTTTTTTTGATGTGTCGGATTCCGACTTTTTATCTTTTGATATTTCAACTGCCTTTTTAGACCCTACATCATCTTTATCTTCAAGAGAAATATAATTTCCCGACAACAAAAATTCTCTGTCAATTTTACTCAACGGTTTATCAATACTTTCACCCGGTTTATAAGTTTTATCAGCAACAGTTAATAATATATTTGCAATCATATCCCTGTCACCTCCTGCTACTCACCATAAATTTCTTCCTGATAGTTAAGAATTGCGTCCTGAAGTTCATCAAGCTTCATTGAATTATCAAGACCACTGAGTCCGATTGATGTTGCATACGCAATAAGCTCCGCTTTCTTTGTCATTGCCGTAATCTCAGCTTCTGTCTTTAATGTACTCACATCTGCTGTCGGAGGCTCATGCGTATCCACGCTGTTGTCCGCTTCTGTCTGAGTAGATGCAGTCTCATCATAAATATTTGCCACAAGCCAACCATCCATATCATTTGGATACATAACAGGTCTTGAAAATGCCTGAACCTCTGCCATGTTTGACTTTTCATCCCCAACTAAGCGTGGAACAATCTTTTCTGCATATGACTTAAATCCATCTTTTGTATAGAAAGTAACCTGAGCATATACTGTAGTTCCCATGTTAGGCTGTAAAAAAGCAATAGTTCCTGCCGGAAGAATTGCTTTTTCCTCACCATCTAAATCTTCATAGATTTCATCATATGTAAACAATGTCATAACTACACCGTTTATATTGATGCTGCCATTTGATACCACACCGTCTGGAAGTTCTGTCGGATTGATTTCACCGATATTTACTTTTGCCTTGTTATAGAACTCTAAAAAGTCCTTATCCGACATAAGAAGCATTGACACATCAGATGTCATAACAATATCTGTTGCTCTAACACCCCTCTTGCGAAGAACTGTAGCCATTTTGTAAAACTCCTGAATTTTTTCGGCTGTTGTCATGTCCTTAAACTTCTTTGTGAATTTATATTTATTTTTAAACTCACCCTCATAAAAGCGGAGATATTTAAAATCATAATTTTCACCCTTTGCGGCATCTTCCGCTGTTGCATAATGTTTCATTATAACCTGTCCCGTCAAAAGAATATCTGCACACATCTTTTCATGTCTTCTGAGTATAGATATACGATTATCGTCAATAAACTCCGACTCAAGTTCATTTTCACGCTGTTCAGGACTTCTTCCTGACTCAGGAGACTCTCCAAACGCTTTCTGCTCAAGTTCCTTTGCTGTAATAACCCTTTTAGGTGCAATATACGGCGCATCTACAATATCCGTTCTGTAACCGTCTTTTTCCATGACTATTCCGTTTACAAGTGGAATAACAAAAGGCGCAATCTTTCGTCCTTTTTTCTTGAACTCGATTAACGCCTTTTCTGAATAATAAACAGGTCCATCCGGGAAGTATCTGTCTTTTAAGAACTGTACTACCGGATACATTTTTTTAACTGTTTTTACAAGTTTGTAAGTTTCTCTTATCACTCTGTTTTCCCCCTTTATTTGAGATAAATATTTCTGATGCGTAATGTGTCAATATCATCCGCTTCAAGTTTTCCGTCAGAAATACATTCACTTTCCCTGAATGTTCCACTTATGTATGACTGTACTGCAACCTCTGTGTCATCCTCTGCATAAGATGTATCTTCTGCAGCAATAACTGCTGCCACACCATCATCACCCTTTTTCAGAACATATTCTTTTTTGGTCGTATCAAAGTAAATAATCTGACCTCTTTTTACTGTTCCTGCTGCTTTTGATTCCGTTGGAAGCGTCACTGTAAAAACTCCCGCATCAATCTCATGTGAAGAATCATAAATCAGCTTGTCACTATAATGTATTATACTACTGTTTAATCTCATCTCTTGCCTCCTCTTCTGCCATTTACATATGCTGCCATATTTTCAACATCCTGCAGGTCCTTGTCGGAATCCGACAAACTCGCCCCTACATCAGCAGCTCCCGACTCCTTAGAATCAGCCATTGCATCACGCATATATGCAGCCGCCTCCTGTTTCTGCGCAATCATAGCCTGATAAGCAAGTTCTCTCGCATCAACCCTCGCATCAGCATCCCCGTACTTTGCATTTTTAAGCATTTCCGCAGATACATTTGCCGCAATCTTGTCAAGATTTTCAATCCTGCCTCTCTCTTTGTCTGCTCCCTCTTTTTCACCCTCTGCCTTAGCTTCAGCCTTTAATCCGTCAACCTCAGCTTTAAGCTCCGGATGCTCCTTTAACATTTCCTCTAATGTCATGTTCTGCTCCTTTCCGTTGTTTTCGTTAATTATATTTTTTGTATCAGCATTTTCAGATGGATTATCCGCCTTATTGCTGTTCAAATCATCAGGTACTTTTCTCTCCGGAAATTTTCCACTGTTTAACAAAAGCATAAGTTCATGTGCTTTTTCATCTGAAATAACCGGAAGTGTGCTGTTATATACAGCCATCTGCTTTGATGCCTCAATAAAATTCATCTGGCTGCTTTCATCGTCCTTTTCATCCTCAAAAAGCATACCGTCAGCAAATCCATTTTCAATCGCAGTCTGAGGGGACATAAATGTATCATTATCCATCATTGCCTGCAATTCTTCCCTGCTCTTTCCGGTTTTTTTCTCATAGACATTTAACACACTCTCGTTAAACTCTCTTAACATATCAGCAGTCATCTGTGCATCTCTGTAATCACCACCACCCCAAGAACTTTGAGTATTATGTATCATTACAACCGCTGCATCTGACATAAGCACCTTATCCGCTGCACAAAGGATAAATGTGGCGGCAGAGCAGGCATTTATAACATGAACTTCTACATTTCCCTCATACTGCCTAATAGCCGAATACATCTCAAATCCAGCCGTACAAAGACCGCCCTGCGAATTAACCTCAATTACTACATCATCACCATTTGCACTTTCAAGTCCCGTATTAATATCATTAACACAGCAGGCATCCCACCCAAGCCAGCGGTAAAGCCACGCTGAGTCATTTGATACTATCGGACCTTTGACATTTATTTTCGTCACTCTTTTACATCCTCACTTTCATTTTTATTTGCAGCAGCAAGCATCTCATTTTCACTCTTTAATGCCCTGACATTATCTTCAAAATCAGAGCCATTCAATGCAATACACTCATCCTCATGCGTTGAAAGCCCTGCCTCAATCCTCTTTGCAGCAGCCACGACTTCCTTGCCCGGATCCAACTGACCCTGTGCAGGTCCATTCCATGTACAGTTGAGATATGCTTTTCTTACAAGAAGATTTTCAAAATACCCCGGTGCATTTATACGCCCTGTGCTCACTGCCTCATTAAACCAAAGTTCATAGATTTCCTTGCAGAAATCATTTACAAACCATGTGCGGCGCATTCTGAAAGCTTTCCATGTCTCATTCATTGCACCTTTAGATGCTGAGAAATTGTTAGAAAACTTTTTAAGCAGCACCTCCGGAGCTATCTCCAATGCGGCACCAACGTGAGTTGCCATTGCCGTTGCAAATGTATCAAAATTTGCGTTTGGATGTGATGATTCAACAGTCTTGACACTCTCGCCTGTCTTTAGAAAATTGACATTTCCATAACCAAGTTCGACCTCGTCATCTTCTGTCTCTGCTCCATCGTCATACTCATCCTCTCCGGCAAATCCACCCATATCCTCGCCACTCTCCGTCTGAATAAAGATAGTAAACATAGAATTTATGACTGCTGCCATTATCTCAGCTTCGGTGTATCTTGTAAGCTGCTTAATCGTAGAAACAACAGGTGCTAAAAAAGGAACGCCCCTGTACTGGTCGGCACGCTCCCCGTTGAATATATGTAATATATTTGGATTTCCTGTTTTATCACCACGCTTAACAACTCTTGTCCATTTTGATTCCACAGAATTATACTCACCCGGAAACTGTGATGATATATGATAAGCTACAACCCTGCCGTTTTCATCAATCTCAACGCCGTTTATTATCGTGTTGCCGTTTGCTGTTTTTTTATCAAAACCATCATATTCTCCGTCAATACTTCCCGGAGTACATACCCTGTCAGCTTCTACAAGTTTTATCCTAAGACGATACGGCATATTCGCTATAGGCTTGTCATATTTTATCAGAACAAACTCTTCACCATTACGCAGCCAATCATTAAAAGCTATCTGTTGCAATTCGTAAAAATTATTCTGGTCGTTATTGTCGCACATGGTACTTTCCGCCCAGATTGCAAATTCTTTCTTGATATGCCTTTGAATTTCCTTTGCTTCATCCTCTGAAATTCCTAAAAATTCATAATCAATTTTAGGTTTCGGAACAAGACCTGCCCCGACACAATTTGTTCTTGTACTCGCAATCGCCGCTGATGCAAGCGGAGCGTTCATGGCAAGGTCTCTCGACCTCTCTCTTAAAATTTTTCTGTTTTCCTCAATATCCGACTTTGGAGATAAACTCGTTGAATGATATTTCTTCGCCCAGCTTCTCCTTCTTGATGCGGCTCCATGAGAATATCCGCTGTTTGTCACATCTTTTCCGCCGTCTGAAATAATATCATTCAACATAGTATGTTTCATTTTGACTGCATCAATCTTCATGTTTGTTTCAGCAATTTTAAGTCTTGCCTCTGCTCTCTTTGCCACACCACCCGGATTTACAATAGCCATCATCTTATCAAACATATGACCTCCTATCCAAGTGGAATAACTCTGACGCTTCGCCTTTTGCTATTCCCCCTCGTCTCCAATGCAGAAATTTCACTCTCAAGTTCTTTAATTTTGCTCTGAACATTCGCAAGGCTTGTTCTTGTCAATGTTCTCGAACCGATAGTATAAGACTGCCCCTGCAATATCTTTTCCTCTGCTTCGTAATACATTTCAAGCCTTTTCTTCAAAAAAGCAATTCTTTCTTTGTTCTTTTCCACAATAACCCTCCAAATAAAATTGAACACAAAAAAAGAGAAAACCTGCGTTCTCTCCTCAAAATCAACAATATTTCTCTTTCTTCACCTCTTGCGATATTAGCATTATATCACAGAATTGGTGTCCCTGCCTCCCAACTTTTTGAAATTTTATAAAAATTTTTCTCAAATTGACAGACCTTTTGTACTTTTTCTCTGTTTTCTAACCTTTTTCACCGCTTTTGTATAATTTATTCCTTTTGAAATTTTTAGTTCTAAATCACTCCACACAGGACGCAAAAGCTCACATACCGCAAGATTATAGTTAAACAGGTCAAGCGGTTCATTTCTGGCACCACTTTTCTTTACCCACACATCTTTAACAACACCTCTGACTTTCTTTTTTATCTTTTTTTCTGAGAGAAGTCCCTTGTAATACTCTCTGTCATAACCTTTTCCGACATTATTCGGAAAGTGACAATATCCCTCACCTTTTTCCTCAATCGTCAGCCAATTTGTTATATTTTCCTTGCCTGCATCAACTCCAAGTATCCATATTGTTGTTGAGTCCACAACTATATCTCTCTTGCCATCTCTGCTCTTTTCCTTAATCTCAACTTTACTTCGTTTATATAAAAGCGGTATATCAGGCTTTCCTGCATATCCCTTAATTCCATATGCTTTCTTACCTTTTTTCTTCATTGCCTTTATCCACTTATATACTCTGTTTGTATGGTGACCGCCTGTATCAATGCCAAATGCAGCTATGTTAAGTTCCCTGCCATCTTCAAAACGAAAAGTTGTTTCAAGATATTCCTCCAATTCATCCCATACCTGTGATGTTTCAAGATTTCCATAAATCTCTGTCTTATGTATGCCCCAGCTTTCATAGTCTCTCGCCCAGCCTTTCACCTCAACTTCAAAACGGTTATCCTGAACATCTACTGCTGCCGTCAGCAAAAGAACTCCCTCCGGTATTTCACCCTTGTAATGCTCCGCACGCTCCAGAAGTTTATCTTCGGTGGTCGATTCTTCTGCGACCTCGTCCTCTTTCCATGTCTCGCCAAGCGTTGTGTTCACAAAAGCCTGCAACCTTTCTGTATCGTGATATGTCTTAAACTCATCCATTGCACCCTGAAACTCGTCTATAATATCACTCCAAGCCACCCACGGCGATGCCATTGCATTGAGGTGAAAACTTCTTTTATTTTTTCTTTCTGGATGTGCAGCTATCCACATATGCTCTGATTCTTTCCAATATTTTTCTTCAATCACTTCCCCACAGTATTCGCATTTCATTCCGACTATGTTAAAATCCACTCTCTTAAACGAATACGGCTGATACATACCACAGCAAGGACACTGCACACACCATTCCTCCTGCGTACCTTTTAAATATTCTTTATTGATACGACCATTTTCTGTAGTCGGTGTTGATGTTTTAATATATTTTTTATTCCAGAATGTTGTTGCTCTCTTTTGAGCAAGCGTAACAGGGTCACCCTCACCACCTGCACTAGCCGGAAAGCGGTCAACCTCATCCATCCATACAACTCGGATAGGCATTGATGATAGTGAAGCCGCAGAATTAGCACCCGACACAACAATATAACCGCCTGCGTACTGTTTAAAAAGAATCGTGTTATCAGAGTCCTTTGACTTTGCAGGTGCTATCTTATCACGAAGCACCGGAATATCACGAATCATAGGTGCAAGCCTTGTTTTTGAGAAGTTTTCACCAAGACTTAAAGTTGGAAGAACCAAAAGCTGTGTACTCGGCTCATGTTCTATATAGTATGCTATACCGCATAGAACTATTGTTGTCTTTCCTATCTGAGCCGATGACATAACAGTTACTTCAGTTACGGCAGAATCCGTAATCGCATTCATTATTTCTTTCTGATACGGAACAGAATCACTCCTAAACTTGCCAGCCTTATTACTTCCCCCCGGCAAAACCATGTGTTTGTCCGCCCAGTCGGAAACCGACATCTTTTCCTTAGGTCTTAGAGCTTTTGTAAGAGAACATATAAAATGCAATGTATGGTAAGCTACCTTTTCATTTTTCTTTTTATTCCTCACCTGCTTCACTCACTTTCTCTGCTGAATCATTAAATAAATCATCCTCTGACAATTCTATATATTCATCCGGATAATAATCAGATGGATTATAATCTGCTAATTCATTAAGTGCATTTTCAAGTTCATCACGCAAAACCTCCATAATCTCACTTTTGCTCTTTCCCTCGACTGACGGAGCAATCTCTGCCGGGATAGCCAAAATCTTACTTCTGAACTTGGTAAACATGTCTGTAATCACATTTGCTACATCATAAGACTTATGAACCTGTCCTTTGATAAGTTGCAGCTTAATTTCTGAAATCATGCTTTTTATATGCTCATGTCTTGCCTGCTCCTGTTTAAGATCCAGTTCACCGTCTTCAAAATCACTGGTTACTGTTTCACCGACCTTTGATATTTTAAGATTCATAATATAATTCTTAACAGACTTCTCAAGCAAATATCGTCCATGACTATTTCTGACAAGAATTCCCTCATCTGCAAGATTTCTCACCTGCCTGTCACCAACGCCTATTATATTTGCAAGTACCTTTGCAGATACTGTCACCGCTGATACATCTGTGACCTTTGCACTATCTGCCATCCTTACCACCACCTTTCTTTAAAAACGGAAACGGCAATGCAAAACTTTTTTCAAAAAAAACTAGCCAAGATTCGGGCTCACATGACCCTCAATTTTTTTCAGACCCGTCACAGAACCTAAATTTTTTCTGCGGAATTTTCACAAAAATTTTCAATTTTCCTAGCTTTTTTCAATTTTCCGTTTTTCTTCAAAATAGTTGACATATCTAGTAATTTTGTAAACTTCTTTTAAACTGTATTCTTTCATTAAAGTGCAGAAAAAAATATTCATCTAAGATTACATAGCCACAATATGACAACTAGCACATGAAAAAATAAATCTTATGCCAATTTTTAGATTTAACATCAATAGAGAGCCTTATGCTCTCCACTCTTTCTAAACGATAAACCTTTTATCGCTTTGTCCTTGTTGTCCTGATTGATACCAATGTATCTCAATGTCACACTTATATCTGCATGATTTAAAATCTCTTTTATAGTGACTGCGTCGTGTGTCTGCTGGTACATATGATACCCAAATGTTTTTCTGAGTGTATGTGTTCCCACCTTATCAATGTTGAACTTCCTGCCTGCTGCCGACAGTATTTTGTATGCCTGTTGTCTGCTTATTGCTTTATTACCACTCCTGCATGATTTAAAGAGATATTCATAATCTTTCTTGTCAGATATGTAATCTTCAATAATCGGTTTTAGTTCAGCATTAAGTGGAAACCGTTTTTCTTTCCCTGTCTTTTTTTCTCTAAGATAAATCGCATCTTTCCCTTTAACATCTCGCACACGAAACTTAAGTATGTCTGATATTCTAAGTCCCGTATAAATTCCAAACATAAACATTACATAATCTCTTTCATTCTTGCTTTTTAGATAATCAGCAATATCCATCACCGTGTTTATATCACGAATTGGTTCAACCGTATTCACTCCCCCTCACCTCCTTAAATCAAGCATTAAAAAAGAGAGAAAACCTGCGTTCTCTCCCTTTGTTTCTATTTTTGCGATATTAGCATTATATCACAGAATTGGTGTCCCTGCCTCCCAACTTTTTGAAAAAATTATTTTGTCGGAATCCGACAGGGAATTTATTTTTATTTCTGCTCATCTATAAACTCACGCATCATTTTGGAAATCTGTGCTGCCTGACTCACTCCCGCTTTCTCACAGGCTTCCTTAAATTCGTCAGTCAGTTCTTTTTTCAGCTTGAACGACTTTGATATTATACCAACCTTTTTCTGCCATTTATCTGTAGCTCTCGTCTGTGCCTTTGGCATCATATCACCTCTTTACTTTTTTTTATTTTCCTGCTATTATTTTTATACCAAGGACAGATAGCAGGAAGTTTTAGGTCTGCCCTCGGTGTTTTGGTTTGTGTAAGCTCTACTTTTTAAGTAGGGCTTTTACTTTTTCCTTTGCCTCTTGCAAGTCTTTGCTTTCTTCCAAGATTGCTAAGATTTTTCTTGTTTGATTTTCCTCTGCTGTATCTTTTAACAATTCCGCTAAGTTCATTTCTTCGTTCTCCATTTCTATCTCCTTTCCTGCCATTCCCTTGCTACAATTATATAATACCATACGGTGTCCCCTATGTCAATACTTTTTAAAATTTATTTTATTTTTTCAAAAAAGACGGTCTTTCGACCGCCTTTTATAATATTTTTATGATACTATCTCAGCATCAACTAAAGATAAAATGCTTACCCCATCTTGAAAAAATTTACCTTTGGATATGTCTATATCCGTCATTTTAGATGGCTGTATTACTTTCTTTCCCGCTTCTTGTGCTTCGCTGTTGCTCAGTACAATAGCATCTCTTGCCATTGTAATTGCATCTGCCATACTTCCCTTTGTTTTACCTTCCTCATTTGACTCTGTCAGAATACCCAAATCCGGTACTTCAATCAAAATATTTGTACCGACATCTGTAAAAATAACCGGATATGCAACTTTCATAAAATCTACCTCAAATATTTATTTCTGTTCGTCTATAAACTCACGCATCATTTTGGAAATCTGTGCCGCCTGACTCACTCCAGCTTTTTCACAGGCTTCCTTAAATTCATCGGCTAACTCTCTTTTTAACTTAAATCCTTTTGTCATATATCCGGCTTTCTTCTGCCATTTTTCAGTTGCCTTTGTCTGTGCTGTTGGCATCATATCACCTCTTTACTTTTTTTTATTTTCCTGCTATTATTTTTATACCAAGGACAGATAGCAGGAAGTTGTAGGTCTGCCCTCGGTTTGGATGGTTAATGCTTGAAGATTTTATTTGCGAATTTCTTCAAGCATTTTTGTTATATGATTTACTGTTGCCTGTTCATTATTTGCTTTTGCTACTTCTCTAATTGATACCAATATTGCTATCAAATCTGCTTTTGTCATTTCTTCAATCTCCGTTTCCATTTCTATCTCCTTTCCTGCCATTCCCTTGCTACAATTATATTATACTATAAGGTTACCCTTATGTCAATAGTTTTTTGAAATTTATTTTATTTTTTTCAAAAAAAGACGGTCTTTCGACCGCCTTTCCTTAATTTTTAAGTATTTTAAATTTACCCTTTGTCATAAGCTCCCACTGTTTCTTTTATACTCTTAATACAATTCTGTATTGTATCATACACAGCTTTTGATATTCTTCTTTCTCCCGGACTTTCATTATCGTTTGGTGCTTCCTGCAAAGCATAATCGTTTAAATGTTTTATCAATTTATCCACATCACAAGCCGTTGGTTCTTCATCTATTATTTTGCAAAACCTCCTGAACTCATCTTCTGATAAGCAATACTCACTTGCTCTATCTTTTAAATCTTCATCACTAATCAATCTCATCCTTATTAACCTCCAATTATAGTATTCATCTTTATTCGTCTACTTCATCTAATAACCACTGAATTTTGCATTCAACACATACATCTCTACAATACTTTTTACCTTGAACACACAACGCCCGCTCATCTCTTCCAGTATAAGGACAATCTATATGATAATGAACTTCTGCTTCTTCTGTTGCACCGCCATCATCAATATTTATTCTTTCAAACTCCAAACCCTCAGATTCCATGATATCCATTAAAATATTTGTTAAAATATTAATATTTTTCATTCCTCGTCACCTCACCACATATTCCATTATCCTCGGCATCTTCTCTCTGCAAGCCGCTCTAATAACCATAATTGCCTGTTTAATGCCGTCACAAAAGCGGTCATTATATTCCGCATCAAAGTACGGTGCAACCTCGTCCACATATTCATCAAAGTTTGCATAAGAGTATTCCTGTTCATCCTCAAGTTGTTTTATCAAATCGACAATTCCACCAATTAAACAGTTAAAACAACTATCATATAAACCGCACTTTTCTTCCTGCTCATCGCAAAACGCTTCTTTTGACTCCTTTATATCGTCCAACCTGCCTAACAGCTTACACTCAAAGCTCTTTATATGCTCTCGCCGTTCTGCCTCCTGCCTTTTTGCTTCTGCCTCAATCAACTGTATAATTTCTCTCTGTCCCTGCACTGCTACACAATCTTTCTGGTCTGGGTGCTGCTTTAAAAATGTATCAATCCTGTTTTCAAAAACTTTTATAAGTATTTTTTCATCAATCACTCTTCTGTTCCCTCCCTAACTCTCACCATGATTCTGTTTTCTGGGAATCTATGTGTACACTTGACATACTTGTTTTTATTTGCGTCCAAATCAGCTTCGTCAATGCTTATAAACTTTCCCTTTGCATCTGCAAATACCATATGTGGCTGCTGTATTAAATCAATAACCACGCTCTCAAGATATTTTAATTTCAATGCAGCTCTTTTCTTTTCAATTACCGCATCCCCCTTTTCCTCACGAAGCCTTGTCTCTACCGCCTTAAGCTGTTCCACTCTCGTTTCCAAATCTTTAACATAACCAACTTTTTTCACAATCTTTATCAACAATTTATTAAACATATTAACATCCTCCTTAGCTTATCTTTGCTCTTTCTTTCTGATCTTTTTCCGTCTGCAAAAGAATCATATACTGACCGTATGTAAGACCTTTGCTTTTTGCTATTTTATTTATATCCGCAAGTGTTTTTTCAGACTTTTTATTGTCTTTGACTTCTATCCTTTGCAATTCCTTTCTTGCCGGAAACCTTTTCTTATATTCTTCTCTCCTGCATTTATCACAACAAAAAATCTGTTGTTGACAAGTTGGAATAAATAACTCATAACAATATCTGCATCTTTTTTCTTCCAACACCTTTTTCTTTTTATTTTCTTTATTTTTTTGATACCATTTATAAGCCTTGTTTCTTCTTGCTGTACAACGGCACTCCTCTGAGCAATATCTTTGATTATGTGAATTTGCATTAAATTTTTTCCCACAGATTCCGCACTTTCTTTTCTTCCCAGCCACTTTCATGCCGACTCCTTTCCGGGAGCTGCACCGCACTCCCAATATTTATTTGTGATAGTTAATTTTCCTACAGCTATTTTTTTGCTATGTAAAGGTGCATTTAAATTTTTTATCTTGTCGGATTCCGACAAATCAACCACGATTTAATAATCGCTGTTCAAGTTCGCTCATATCTGAGGAACTTATATCTCTCTGGTTAAATGAATTAAACTGATTTTTCTTTTTAGTTGAATATCCTGACTTTGTATTGCCTGACGGCTTTTGATCTGCCCGTTCTGTCTTATTCCAATAATCAGCAGTGCTTTTCCAGTTTATTCTCCTGCCATACTTGTCTTTCCAATCAATACGGTCATAATATTCATAAAATTTTTCAGGATTGATTTTAAGATTGTTTAAAGCAACATAATCTTTTACCTCCTGAAGCGTTGGCATTATAGATAGAGTGTTAGTATATTTACTATTACTTTTACTATGTTTTAAAATGTCAGCATTTTCTCCCAAAATGTCTACATTTTCATCCAAAATGATTACATTATCTGATAAAAGGGCGACTTTAACTAAGAGGTATGCTCTCTTCATTTTTACAGCTTTTCTTCTCCTTGTTGCGAAAAGAAAATTTTCCTGAATTTCTTTTGAAGTTAAAATTCCATTTTGTTCAAGCTGTTCAAATGAAAAGACACCCCGCCTTGCACAGCAGTTCACTATTTCATTTATACGATTGACCGCTTTGTCACCCCCGCCAAACATTCGTGACGAAATTAACAAAGCCCTCTCTCGCTGCCATTCACAATAATAACCATGTACTCCGTATATCTCCTGAAGCAATGCATATATGACGGCGTGCGCCTTTAACCCGCATTCTGCTGTAACAAGTTCAATTGCATTATCAGCCGCGCATTTTACCGGAAAGTAATCAATACCTTCTTTTCGGTTCATAGGCGCGTCCTCCTAAATTTAATCAAACAGGTATAATTTACAAAGGCAAGGAAGACATCCGACCAACTGACACTGTCCGAATAGCCGGCACCTTCCTGTAACGGCACATATACTCCCCCTGATTTTCAGTAAAAAGCATACACGCCAAAAAACAAAAAATATATTATATTAACCCATATATTCCCCCCGAATAGTCGAAAAAAATATACAAGCTAACTCCAAAAATAATAAAATACTACGAGGTCCATTTACCTCTATGATGTTTCTCAACTGCCCTGTATTTTCTTGGCAGTTCTGAATAAAAATTTTCTTCCTTGAGTTTGTCCAATATCACGAAAAACTCACTTCGTTTTCTGTAAAATGTACTTTCGCTGCAATTTACAGTCTCAACGCTGCACAATTCTCTAAAACTCATCCCCGGAGTTGTGCAGTATTTTAATAATGCCGCTGCAAGCTCATTGTCAGTAAGCATTGCAGCCTTTTCAATAAGTTTTATCCTGCTGTTAAGCATCGCAAGTTTAACAGCAAGATTTTCAACTGATGATACCGTGTTATGAGCGTGCGGCATCCCATCATAGTTCACTCCTGATACCCCTAAGTTATGCTTTATATCCCTAATCTGAGATACCCACTCGCTGTATTGGTAACAGAAATAAGCAAGCTCTTTATATTTGAACTTGTTAAGTTTCTTCAAAGGTCTGTCTTTCCTCATTACATCTCCTATCTGATAAAATCAAAGGTTTATCGCCTTATAATCAAAAACAATCAATAAAACCACATCCCTTCAAATAGCAATATCAGTCATCATACTTATACTGTTCAGCAAGGGCATTTATATCCCTTGACAGATAACTGCTCATTGTACTCATCTGCTCATCATCAATCTTTATGCAGCAGTCTTCACAGTACATAGCAATCCTGCTTTTAATATACTGAAGTAAACTGATATTATATTTATTTACTACATACTCAATAATACTGTGTCTCATCTCCTCTTTTATTTCACAATTATTTCCAATATTTTCAGTATTTTTTTCATTTACTGGACTGTTCAGCATCCCGGCAATGTAATCTGCTGCCTTATCGTTTTCACAAACATTATGTGTTTCCAATTCAATATCATCATCAACATTTACATCACACTTTCCATGTTTTTCTGCCATCAATGCATCAAATGATTTAATACTGTCTTTTACATCAGCAGCCTGTGAACTTACATCTGCATCGTCCTGTCCTGTTTCTATTGCATCGCTATCATGTTCCAAAGCCTTAATTACATTATTTACATCGCTTTCAATATTCTCAGGCTCTATATCATAGTCTCCTTTTATATCATCAATAGAACTCTGTCCCGGTATCTGCTGATTTTCATATTCAGATTCTTTAAGCCACTTAAAATCCTTTACAACATTTAATGTGATCTTTGGCTCATTCTCACAATAATCAAAAAACTCAAGCTGCATATCGGGTGACATTCCTGCTATTTTGTAAGCAACCGATATACCGAGCGTCCCATCGTTAAGCATTGTCATAAATTCATCAATCAAATGATTTATAACTACAGTCAGCTCCGCAATCTTAGTTTCCGACATTCCCAGAAGTTTTGACATAACACTTCTGATGCTCTCCTGCTGCATATCATAACCATTGATACTTGTCCCGTTTTCTTTTGCATTTTGAAGAAGCTCCTGCATCCGCTTAACTTCATTCATCTTTGTACCAGAATCCTTTGTTCTATAAGAATTTGCCACAATTAAATACAGTTCCTCTTCATTCTGATTATCAAACTTTGTAATCTTAGCTGATACATTCTTAAATTTACTCTCACCATGTTCTACAAGATAAGTCAACGCTCTCCATCTTCGTTCGCCACTGACAAGCCGATACTCTCCACGCTCGCAGCTATCTTTGACTACAGTAAGATTTTCCATCAGACCGCAAAGTTTAATTTCATTTGCAAGCTGCTCAATATCAGTCAGAGGATAAAAATTTTTATCATTAGAATAAATCTTATCAATCGGTATATCCTGTAAACGAAATCTCGCATATGTAGTATTCATACCTCCGGATATACTTTTTGAATTTAAAGTATCAAGAATGTTTGAACCTGTCATGCCATCACCTCCAGCACATCATCAAGAAGCTGCCTGTAATCTTTTACCGCAATACAATTTTTAAAATTATACGGCAATGGTCCCGACATCATAGAATTTTTAATAACCTGCACACTCTCACGCACATATGACGGAATAAGAGTAGAATCATATTTTTCCTGTGTTGCGAGAAGAAAATTGCACATTGTCTTGTTTTTCCTGAACAATGTCACAAATCTTTTCAAATTTATATTCTCACCTATATCTGTATTGGATAACTGAATAAGAATTTCATCCAATACATCACTTCCCTGTTCCTCAAATCCACCGATTTTATGTGGACTGAGAATAAGATTAGAAGCACATATAGCATTTAAAACCGTAATATCAAGTTGCAAACCGCAGTCAATAATACAGTAATCATATTCATTTTCAATCTCAGACAACGCTCTTTTCAGAACATCAATCTGACTATGTTTCTTTTCCACCTGTAAGCGTCCGTTTACAACTTGCAAACCCGGAGACGATGGAACAATATCCACACCATAGTCCGTAGTTACAATGTGGCTTTTAATCTCAGGTGTGTCACCTTTTAACGCATATGACATAATATCCGCAATACCATCATCTGATGTTTCAACATCGTATGTCATAGTAGCATTTGCCTGACAATCCGCATCAATCAAAAGCACTCTTTTTTCTTTTTCAGCCTGTAATAAATAAGCAAGGGTTGTTGTGGTAGTGGTCTTGCCAATACCACCCTTCAACCCGGCAATACAAATTGTCTTCATCATAATGTTGTTCCTCCTAAAATTCATTTTTTATGTTGTTCAATCGTGTGGTACGGTACCGATGTTTTCACATCGGCACTTCCACACTTGCTGCATTTTTCATTTTTCCGTCTGGTACTGTAAACCTCTTTACCACACTTATTGCACTTCACAATAAAGAACGGATCACTTGAATAATATTGACCTATCCTATTAAGCAAGAATTATAATCTTTCCTTTTTCTATCAAATCAGACAATTCATTGTTTAAATATTCTTTTATACGCTGCTTAGCTTCTGTTCTCCATGCACCGCCATCTGCCGAGAACAATGCACAAGTAATTCCATTAAATTTATCAGATTTAATTCTAAAAATAAAATCTGATTCCGGCTGGTCTATTTCATCAAATGTTCTATACGGTTTCAGATGTACCGGACTAGGAACGATTGTTTCTGTTTTTGAAGCAACCCCTGTTTTTACTGTTGCTTTCTGCGAAATGCCATCGTCACCATATTCTGCTACAGTTTTATCCTCAACATTTCCGGCAAATGAAACTAAAAGTTCTCTGTCCTCATTCTGAATAAACTTCGTTTTCAGATTGATACAAAAATTTTCCTGCGGGATATACGCACCAAATTCAAATCTTGGAACTTCTGCATCAACAACTGCTAAACATTCTCTATGCTTATCACTGTCAAGTGTTGAAAGCATTTTTACACTTTTTTCACTTACTATATGTAAAAAGAATGGAGTAACAGGCACTTCTAAATCAGATTTGATGTACTTTATTAAACTATCTAAAGTAGATAATTTAAAAGGTTCAATATGAGGCTCATAACTTATCCTTTCCAGCTTTTTATCCGAATAAGTTTGACCGCCTATTTCTGTAATGTTAGGTTTTTTCATTCCTACAATGTACTCTAACGCATCTTTAATCATTGATTTCCTCCTTACTGAACAACCTTTAATCTGTTAATATCCCTATAATTTACTACTTCGCCCGTATCCGTATTAACAACCGAACCATCAGATAATGTCACCTCTGAACCATCCTCTAATTCATTTGTATTTACCGGAGATTTCTGATGAACACTGCTGCCATATTCCTGCACAGATATTTTCTTAGTCTCCAAATCCTGACCGATTGACATTTGTGTGTGAATAGGCATCTGCGGAGCAAGTGACTCTTTAGATGTAATCTTAACCTCAAGTTCTGACCTTGATTCATCTTTAAAAGAAAACTCAAATTGCATAGTAATCGTTCTCTTTTTATCTGACGGGCAATTTACATCCATAAGATTTTGTGCCACCTTGCTAAAACTTCTGTCAAACTTTTCCTGAGCCGCACCGCCTGCAAGCTCGTCCAGCTTTAACCTAGCCATACTTTTTTGCCTCCTTTATCTTGATTTTTGCTGTCCTCAAATTCTTTAGGGCGGGCAATCCCGCCCCAAAAATAATTTTAGAAGAACAACAGCCCGTCATGCCGATAGCACAGCAAGTTTTATTTCTGTGCAACAGCTTCTACATCCTCATCTTTAACTCTTGTATATCCAAGCTGTCCCATATAGCTGTCAGCAAATCTCGTAAAGCACTGATTTCTTATGTGCTGCTTCTGCTCCTCAGACAAATCATTAAAGTTTACATAACCGCCGTCTTTAGTCGGCACGAGGATTTTATGCGTTATCTTCTTTTTTGCCATAATTCTCTCCCTTTCTGCTTTTGTTTTATATTATGCTTAGGTCTTGACCACTGTTCTTTAATCTAATTTTAAGAGCCTAAATCCGAAAAAACATATCATGAATAACTGTTTTTGCAGATTTTTTTATCATGAATGATAATTTCTTCCTAACTCCCTTGTCGGAATCCGACAAGCCGTCTTGATTTTCACATCACATCCCCCTATACTTTTAATACAGGCTATTGCCGTAGCCAAGTATCAAAGAAAGGAGAACTTTATGTGCTTAGTCCATTACCAAATAACTTTTAAATCAACTTCCCTAAAAGAAAGACTTAGAGTTATTAAAGAAATTGATGATATGTCGGCTATCGGATTTGAAATGTTGCCAAACCAACAATCATCCGATTTCTTTTTTTACTCTGAAGATGATTTAAACTTTATTAATATTCCGGATGGTTGCATCGTGAAAAAGATTCCATAATCTTCTCAAAATGCACATACACATTCGTGGCTTCCGCATCGTATTCCAGTACCATGCGGAAGTTTTTATTTAACTTCATAGTCAAATAAAAAAATCTAAATAATGTTGATACAAAAGCTGCCATTATTTCAAACGGTTCTTTCTTTACAAACATTCTTCCAAGCTGCTTGACTCTTTTAACTTCCTCATGCCCTTCCGCATAACACTTATCACTACTGCTATCATTTTTTAAAGACTTAGTTTTTGTTACTTTTTCATCTTCCATTGATTTTAAAAGTGATATAGCCTCATCGAATTTTTCATCAATAAGATACTCAGTAACAAGCTTATCAACAGAATGTTCACGATTAAGTTCATCCTGATAAAAATATGTCTCTGTAATTTCTTCATCTGGACATTCTTCCATCAGATTTCTAACCTTGTCATCGTCAAGTGTATAAAGAAGCTCTTTCGCTTCCTCAAACTTTCCCTCGATAATCATCTTCTCAGCCAACTTTTCAACTGCAGTTCTGCGGTCAAGTTCTTTTTGCAACTCTGTTATCTCTTTTACCTTTTTATCCATCGCTCTCACCTCTTTCTACAATTTCAAATGACACTCCTTTATCCTGTCTTTCAATTTTGAAACAATGTATTCCAAAATTTCCACCGTCTGGGCTTCCTCAGGAAGTCCAATTTTTATTGTCTGCAATGCATCTGCAACAACCTTGTCAATAACCCTCTGTTCGAGAGTTACATTATTTCTGTTTTTAGCATCTGCCCAGTTCTCCATAATCTGATACACATTCTCACCTCGCTTTCTCAAAATCCAACAACCTGTTCCTGAATAATCGAAGCCAAAATAAGTGCATTTGTTTTATCCAATTTTAAAACTGCTCCCTCAATGTCGGGCATAATTGTTATTGTCTGACTGTCATTATCAGGAATAAGAAAATAATCTGAGGTTTCCAGCGGTGCAGGTTCTTCTTGCACCGCTTTTTCTATAGCTTTCACTTCATCATTGCTAATAACATCAGCATAATCTTCAGTTTTTTTCACACCAATATATCTTCTTGTAGTTTCAACATTTTTATGCGAAAAAATTTCCTGCTGCTCACCTGCTTCCATCAGCTTTTCAACCTTATCATCATCCAATGTGTCAAGAAGCTCTTTCGCTTCCTCAAACTTTCCATCAATAATCATCTTCTCGGCAAGTTTCTCAACGGCAGTTCTGCGGTCAAGTTCTTTTTGCAGCTCTGTTATCTCTTTTACCTTTTTATCCATCACTCTCACCTCGCTTTAGTCATTTTTATATAATATTTCGCAACTCATGTGATTAAAAATCACCTTGTTTAGCAAAAAAAATTTCTTCTTTCTGATAAACATCCGTAATGTTTAAAAGCTTACATAATTTATCAACTTCCTCAACATTGAATAAATTTTTATTCTCAATTTTATTCTTAAACCCTTGATACGTAAGTCCTATTTTTTCGGCAATATATGAATATTTTAAACCAGAATTTGAAATAATCTTACGCAATCGTTCTGTATTTGTCATAAATAATTTACTCCTTTCGCTTATTGTGTGATTTATAATCACTACACATAAGATACTATATGTGTGATTATTTGTCAACACCGTTTTATTAAAACTTAAAAAATAGTTGAGTTTCAATCACTCATATAGTATAATTTCCAATAGAAAGGGCGGTGATAATATTGAATATAGGCACTCGAATAAAAACATTACGAACTCAGTGTGGAATGTCACAAAATGAACTTGCTCAAAAAATGGGATATACATCAAGAACAACTATTTCCAAAATAGAAAGTGGAAATATAAAAATAACCACAGAAGATGTTGTAAAGTTTGCTAAATCATTAAACACTACAGTCCCATATTTAATGGGTTGGAACGAAAACGAAACAAATAAACAAAGTCAATCTTATTACCTTAGCCCCGAAACGAGTAAGATTGCACAACAAATATATGATAACAAAGAACTTTCATTGCTCTTTGATGCTGCCAAAGATGCTGAACCGGAAGATTTACAAACGGTACATAGTATGCTTATGGCTTTAAAGAGGAAAGAAAAGGGTGAATAAATAAACTACAAAAAGGAGAATAGCTATGAATTATATGCATTATTGCACAAACTGTAAACAACCATTTTTAAACGAAGAAACACACGCAAATTGCCCAATTTGCCACAAACCCGGCATATATCTACATATGAATGTTAATGAATGGAATGAAGCATCAGCATTGCAAAAAGATAAGATTATAAAGGATGCCATTGATGCAAATATTGTATCCCCCGATATACAGTCAGAAATGCATGATGAACTCAAATCTATGCATAATGAAATGAACTCCATGCACAAAAAAGTTACATTCATGTTTGGAGTTACTGTAGTTTTACTTGTCTGCTGGCTCATATCAGCAATTATTACCTTTAACTATGCCAAAAAATTAAACAATATTTTTCAGGCTCTTGGCGAAAATATCGAAGATACATTAGATGACTATAATTCAGATTATCATAGTCTTTTCGATTAAAATTACACAAATTAACAAAAAGAGGTACATAATATGGAAAACCAAAAAGATTTTATCAAAAAAATACTAATTATAAGTGCTATTGCCTGCTTTGCGTCATTATTTTGGAATTTTATCGTTCCGCTTGTTATTGCAGCTGGACTTATAGGATACCAGTTTTACCTTCTTAATAAAAAAGAAGATGAAATAAAACAGGTTATAAACAATCACAAATATCAAATAAAAGAACTTGAAGATAAAGTTAAAGAACTTGACACTAAAGAGCGACTGGAAGAAATTTCAACACTTGAAAAAAGACTTGAAACGCTTAAATCTGACATAAAAGACAGACAAAAACAATTACAGAATGTCACTAATGAATACCAGAATTTAAATCAGACAATAAACATTCAGAAAGCTGCTGCTGATTCAGAGATAAATCTTGAATTAACAAAACAGAAAGAACTTATCAAAAAAGAAGCAAAGAAAGTTTCAAAATTCAGAGAGCTTTACAAGAGTATCAAATACTCTATCAATAATTTCTTTGAATATGATCCATCTTCCGAACTTCTAACTTTCAAACAAGAAGACCTTAATCTTGTTGATGCCTATGCTCCATCAGTATTTTTGCATTTACAATACATGAACTCAAAAGAACTTCGCAAAGCCTACCGTGAAAACGACAAACAGATAACAAAACTGATGGAACAATATTCCTCAAGATACACTACAAAATCAAACAAAGCAATGTACTCGCTTATGGTTATCGCATTGCGTTCAGAACTTCAAAATATTTTATCTGATTTGAAATATGGCACAATAGACAAAGCTACAGATAAAATAAAAGAAGTCACGATGAAATATCTTGAGATTGCCGGCAATGGCAACCAACAGATATACGGCACTCTTACAAAATTTATAGGCCAGCTTGAATACCTGTTTATAAATGCTGCCAAAATTGAATATAACTATTATGTAAAGAAAGAAAAAGAAAAGCAGGAACAGCTTGCATTAAAAGAAAAGATGCGTCAGGAAGCAGCCGAACTCAAAGCACTGGAAGCAGAAAAGAAAAAGATTGCAAAAGAAGAGGACAAATACAAAGCTGAAATTGATAAGGTCAAAGAACAGCTTAAAAATGCAGCTCAGGAAGAAATGGATATTCTCAACAAACGAATACTTGAATTACAAAATCAATTATCTGATGTTGTATTAAAGAAAGAAGAAATATCTAACCTACAGAATGGTAAAGCTGGAACTGTTTACATAATAAGTAATCTTGGTTCGTTTGGCGAAGATGTATTTAAGGTCGGAATGACACGCCGTCTTGAACCACAAGACAGAGTAAACGAACTTGGAAGTGCAAGTGTGCCATTCAAATTCGATGTCCACAGCTTCATATTCTCAGAAGATGCAGTTGCCCTTGAAAGTAAGTTACATCAGATGCTTACAGATAAACGAGTAAATAAAGTTAATCTTCGTAAAGAGTTCTTCAAAGTATCTATAGATGAACTTGAAAAGCTCGTTGAAGAAATAGAACCAACCGCTGAATTCAATCGCACAATGCTTGCAAGTGAATATCGTGCTTCGCTCGAAACTAATGGTAATTATTCAGACGATAGCTATTCTGATGATGAAGAAGACGAGGACGAATAAACAAGAAATATTTTAACCATTTTCGTGAGGTCACGAAAATGATAACCTTGTCGGATTCCGACAGACATAATAATATATGATAACAAAGAGCTTTCATTGCTCTTTGATGCTGCCAAAGATGCTGAACCGGAGGATTTACAAACGGTACATAGTATGCTTATGGCTTTAAAAAGAAAAGGGAGAATAAATAAAATAATATTATATATTTTCTTTCTATCATCTTTTCACGACCTTCCAGTTTTTAAGCCGGGTGCAGTGAAAAGTATAAATTCAAAAAAACTTAAAAGGAGAACTATTACTTTGAAGATTATTTTTAGCAAAGAAGCAAAAAAGTTTTTAAAAAAACAAGATAAGCCAACACAGCAACGACTTATAAATGCAATATCTAACATTCCAAATGGAGATATTAAAAAACTTCAAGGTAGAGATGGTTATAGATTGCGTGTGGGTTCTTATCGCATAATTTTTAATGAAGATGGCATAATCATCAACATAATATCTATTGGTAATAGAGGACAAATTTATAAACATTAGGAGGTATTACTATGTCAGCAGTAAAAGAAAGACTTATAGGTGCAATTACTATAATGACAGAAAATGAAGCCTTACTTCTTTGGGAAGATTTGAAAAACTCATACACACAGCGTAATAATCTGTCAGAAGTCGAAGAAACAGAACCAACAGAGGAAGAAATCAAAATTCTTGATGCCTTTGAAAATGATGACCCTGATTATGCACCTGACACTTCTATCGAAGATTTAAAAAACGAATTAGGGCTTGATTAAAATATCGAGGTGACATTCAGGAAGGAGTGAGCAGTATGTGCAATTTAGGTCAGGGAATTGAGGAGAGAGCTATTGAAAGGGGTATCGCTAAAGGCAAAACAATCGCAAAAATGAATATAATCTTAAATATGTACAACAACAATTTTACTATAGAGCAGATAGCTTTAGCTACCCAGTACAATGTTGATAAAGTTAAATAAATCATTGCTGAGCAACAGTCAAAATAAAAAATCAAACTCAAAAAGGATAACTTTGTCGGATTCCGACAAACATTAAGCTATAACATTTGACAAAAACACTATAGAAATGATAAGATATTATAGTAATGGTCACCGCACAAGGCGACTAGTGAAAATCCACATATCATTTTAACTGATGTGTGGATTATTGCTTGATTATCAAGCAATAGACTTATTAAACAATGTCCTATACGGACACCTAATTATACAATGCCGCTAGCCGGCTCGATTAAAAAATGATTTTTATGAATCTCTCTTTGCAGAGGTTCTTTTTTCGCAAAGAGAAGTTATTGTTCCGCAGCGAACACAAGAACACCCGCCCCCTATGTTGCCGCATCGGGGGCGGGTGTTCTTATTTCTTTTTCTTTTTTTTGACAGTTTTTTTCTTCTTTAACTTACTAACAAGATATTTTTTAATTGACTTGTATATGTCATTAACAATGCATGTAAGTAATAACATCCCTATACTTTTTGCTATGTATACAGGTAATGCCGTAAATAATATATTCATATGATCACCTCCCTAATTTTATTATGGAAGATTTAAAATTAAAAAATCATTTTTGTATCAGAAAGATACTGTCATTAACAAAAATAATATGATATATTTATACTAAGTTATAACGATTTTGGAGGAATGTATGATGAACAATATAGATAATGAAGAATTAATGACTAATATAGCTATCACTGTTACAGAAACAGCGTTAAAAAATGCATGGTCTGGTATTAAAAAATTTTTTAATGATTTAAGTGTAAAAGATGATATAAGATACAGAACAGCATATGAAAGATATTTAACAAATACCAAAAGCAAAAATAGCAAAATAAAAACTATTATATACAGAAGCATCCCAAAGGACATATACTCATTTTACATATGTATAGGTGTTCTTTTTAATGGCAAAACTATAGATACAGGAAATATCAATAATTTATTAGCTCTCGGAAATAAATTTATAATAACAGGAACAGGCGGTATAGGAAAATCAATATTATTTAAGCATTTATTTTTAAATACCATAGAAGAAACAACTTTTATTCCAGTGTTGCTCGAATTAAGAAGTTTTAATATATATGATTTAAAGGATATTTCAATATATGAAGCTATATATAAATCATTGTACGATAATGGGTTTGAACTAAGTGAAGAATATTTTGAATATAGTATGAAAGAAGGTGCATATATAATTTTTTTTGATGGATATGATGAGGTTAATAGAGATAAAACTGATAAAATCACATCTGAGATTAAAGCATTGTGTGAAAAATATAATGATAATAAGTATTTTATGTCATCAAGACCATCAGATGAATTTATAGGTTGGAATGACTTTAACGAACTCAAATCGCTTAAATTAAACAAAGAACAGGCTCTAAATTTAATCAAAAAAATTGAATTTGATGAATCCGTAAAGGATATATTCTATAAGGAATTATCTAATAGTTTATACGATAAGTATATTTCTTTTGCATCAAATCCTTTACTATTAAATATTATGTTACTTACATTTCAAAAACATGCCTCTATTCCTGAAAAGTTAAATGATTTTTACGATGAGGCTTTTGTGACATTATTTAATGTTCATGATGCAACAAAGGATTCATATGTAAGAGATATAAGAACAGGTTTAGGATGTGAAGATTTTAAGTTGATTTTTTCATATATTTGTTTTAAATCATATTTCAAATCTGAATTTCAATTTTCTGAATCAAAAATAAGAGAATATATACAAAACGCAAAGAACAAATTTGATAAATTTAATTTTAGAATAGAGGATTACCTAGATGATCTGACACAATCAGTATGTATGTTAGTTAAAGAAGGTTTTGAATATAGATTTTCACACAGATCATTTCAAGAGTATTTTGCTGCATGGTACACATGTAAATTAGTTGACGATACCCAGGCAAAATTATTGCATAGGTGGATAGAAGAATCATCTTCTGTATTATATGATTCATATTTTACCATGTTATATGATTTACAGAGCGAGAAAGTAAATAAAATAATAATATGTCCTATTCTTGAAGATGTAAAAAAATTATATATGGAATATGGATACTCTTTACAATTTTTACAGAAACTTTTTATTGGTGTCAAATTAAGAAAAGGAACTTCACACGAAAACTATCCTCTTTCATTAACAATAAAAGATAAATATCTGTGTCGTGCACTTATGTTAAATAATAAATTAAATAATTATCCTTATGGTACTACAAAAGATGATAAAGCTTATGATTTTTTTTGCAAGTGTGAAAATTATTTAAATAAAGAAAAAAATGGAAATTATAGCAGGCATATTATTGAATTAGAATTTGATAAAGTATTATGTATTATTTCAGAAGACGAACTGCTAGACAATTTAAGTTGGATAAAAAATCAGATTGAATTTGCTATAGAAGTATTAGAAAAAAATAATACAGGTAATATTGGCAGAAAAAGAAAAGTTGCAAGTATATTAGAAGAACTTTAAGTTTTTATAGAACATTGTATTTACTATAATATTGGAAATACTAGCCTTGTCGGATTCCGACAGATATTAAATTCCCCATTTCTTTGTAGAGGTTCTTTTTGCATTTTGTATATTGCAAATGATTTTTGCATATGATAAATGTCTGCAGACAAAGAGAAATTATTGTTCCATAGTGAACACAAACAAAACCCCCGAAAGTATCGCATACTCTCGGGGGTTTTCTATCCCTTATCGAAAACTAATGTTCGATATATATTGTAAAACTTTGCCATCTATATTATAATATATTTAAAAAGAAATGGAGGCGACATAGCTGGAAGACGATTATAATATAAATGTACAAATCTTAGACTTCGGAAATTCTGTTCCGGCGGTTGTAACTATAAACGATGATGGCAGCTTTAGCATATTTCTAAACGCAAGACTATCTTATGAAAGAAGACTTGAAGCATACTGGCATGAAATGCGGCATATTCAAAATCAGGACTTTTATGGAGATATGAGTGTTGACGAGATGGAGGCTGTTAATGAACATTGAGAACCCAACCATTTTCATGAACTCATGTAAATGATTATCTTGTCGGAATCCGACAAACTGCAAACATTGATATTTTCCTGTATATAAAAATTTGTACAACAAATACAAAAATATTTGTTATATTGCATTGACAAATATAATTATATTTGTTATTATATACTTGTAAGGAGGTATCAACAATGCAAATTACATCAAGGGAGGTTCTTAAAAAATTAAAAGAGGATGGATGGTTCGAAGTTAATTGCGTAGGCAGTCATCATCAATACAAACACCCTACCAAGTCTGGCAAGGTCACCGTAAAACATCCCTGTAAGAATATTCCTCTTCCAACACTGAAAAGTATTGAAAAACAGTCAGGACTATCATTCAGATAGTCCCGACTCATAATGTAATTTGCATATTACTATATATAAGGAGTGATTTATATGTCAAACAAAAAGAAAGTTGAACGCTATATCTATCCTGCTATCTTCACTTACGAAGATGGTTGTGAAATCGCTGTAGAATTTCCTGACTTGGATACTGCTACATCTGGAGAAGACGAAAATGATGCTTTATTATCTGCAAGAGAATTATTAGGTGTGACAATGCTGGGAATTGAAGAAGACAATGAACCTATTCCAGAACCAACACACTTATCAGATATAACATTAGGAAAAAATCAAAAGTCAGCATTGATTGATGTCTATATGCCATCCATAAGAATGGCAAATGTAAACAAATCAGTAAATCGTACAGTGACACTTCCGGCATGGCTTAATGCTGCTGCATTAGAAAGAGGTTTAAACTTTTCTCAAGTATTACAGGATGCATTAAAACAACAGATCAATCAGATATAAATGAAATAATAATCAAAAAGACCGCCCTTTGCGGGCGGTCAAGACCTTACACTTTACCCACAAAAGAATATGGCTAAAATATAAAGATAACGCATATTTATTTTAACATAAGCCATCTTTTTTGTATAGGCTTATTTTTTATACTCAATTTTAAGGAGGAAGAAACTATGTCTGAAAAGTTAAAAGAAGTCTGTGCATATATCCGTGTCTCTACTGACAAGCAAGAGGAACTTTCTCCGGAAAGTCAGATAAGACTCATCAAGGATTATGCGGAGCAACACAATATGCTGCTTACACGAATTTATCAGGAAGACAAGGGTATTTCCGGCAAGAAAGCAGATAAACGCCCGGCTTTTCAGGAAATGATTGCGACCTGCAAAGAAAAGTCACATCCTTACGATGCAATCCTGCTCTGGAAGTTCTCTCGTTTTGCCAGAAACATTGATGAAAGCACTTATTATAAATCAGTCCTCAGAAAGAAATGTAATGTTGATGTTATAAGTATTTCTGAACCCATCACTGAAGGTATGTACGGCCGCCTTATCGAGATGGTCATAGAATGGAGTGACGAGTTTTATCTGTATAATCTTTCAGGTGAAGTTATGCGTGGAATGACGCAAAAAGCCTTAAAGGGCGGCTACAATTCAAATGTCCCTATCGGTTATATCAAAGAGCGTGGCAGAGATAAGATACCACAGATTGAACCCAAAGGTGCTGAGATTGTCAGAAAGATTTTTAATATGTACACAGAGCAGAATATCCCGATGGGTGACATAGCCGCAAGGCTGAATCAATCCGGCTATAGAACTGCAAGAGGATCCCTTTTTGAAACCCGTGTTATCGGATATATACTTGAAAACCCTTTTTATATAGGAAAAATCCGGTGGAACTTTTTTAACAAACAGAGTAATAAAAGAAAAAATCCTGACGATGTGATTATATCTGACGGAAAGCACGAAGCTATCATATCTGAAGAACAATTTTCACAGGCGGCAAACCGTAGAGCAAACGACAGACTCCGCACAGGGTATAACAAGAAACGCCGCCCTGCTCCACTCCTTGCCAACTGGCTATCCGGTATGATTAAATGTTCAAAATGCGGTGCTTCGCTCGGTTTCGCCCACGGTGGTACTAAAACAGTTCCAAATTTTTGTTGCTGGAAATATTCAAAAGGGCTCTGTTCTACACGAAATGGCATCACATTGAAAAATGCTGAAAAAGAAGTTCTCTCCATCCTCGAAGAACTATCCGGCTCAGGATATTTTTACAATTATAATCTAAATGTAATCAATACCGAAAATACAGAACGGGGATATATATTAAAAGAACTCAAATCACTTGATGCAAAAATGAAGCGTATCAAAGATGCGTATATAAATGAGATAGACACCTTAGAAGAATACAAGGCAAATAAAGAACTTATTTTGAAAAGACGCACAGAATTAAACAAAAAACTTGAATCCGCCACTATCACCGTTCACCCTGCATCAGTTCACAAAGATGTTGATTTTCAGGGATTGATTGATATTATAAAAGATGAAAATTCAAATGATATGGAAAAGCATAATGCTTTACTGGAAGTCGTAGACCATTTTGTCTGGAATAAGGAAACGCAGGAAATGACCGTTGTGTTAAATGATGATATTTCCCTTGCATATTGCAAATAGATTTTGGATATAATACAATGTCATCAGACACATAATATGTTCCATTTTGAACAAAACAAACCCCCTGAAAGTGGGTCAGACTTTCAGGGGGTTTCTATTGCCAATTATTAACATATGTACTATAATACCGATAACTTAAAATCTTAATAATGAACTTAATCAGAGAGCCGAAGGGTGCTACGACAGTTGCCGGACTTACAAAGGAAGGGAGCTGATGCCAATGGTTACATACAGCGATTTATTCACATTTGTAATTATGCTTTGTGCAGTTATTACTCTTGTATATACGATAACACACAAAAAGTAACGCCCCAGCTCTAGTAAAGTAAGGCGTTACTTTAAATATAAACATCTTATTTGCCGGCGGCTAGTCTGCACCTAGCGTTCGGCTCTCTTGTTAAGTTCATTATATACAATATTAAAAATATTTGCAACTATTTTATTCTGTCGGATTCCGACAAGTTTTGTATTGCATTATTGCTCACATATCCAGTGCAACCAGCAAAGATTACAGCCTATCCGGCAAGATATATTTTGCTCAAACAAAAACCATAACTCCTCACACCCCCCTAAATTCAAGCCTTTTCACAACATTACAGGTTCTCGAATACGGTGGTCCAGATGGCGAGGCTGGTGCCGCTATGCGTTATCTCTCACAGCGTTACAGTATGACCGACCGCCGTGTCATGGGTGCTCTTACTGACATCGGCACCGAAGAACTCGGTCATCTTGAAATTGTTGCTACCATTATCAGACAGCTTACAAAAAATCTTACACCGGAAGAAATCAAGGCATCCGGCTTTGATAAATACTATATTGACCACACACTTGCCATATGGCCGCAGGCAGCAAGTGGAGAGCCTTTCAGTGCGAGCCAGCTTCAGAGCACCGGTGATACAATAACCGATCTTTATGAAGACATGGCGGCAGAGCAGAAAGCCCGCCTGACTTATGATAACATTCTTCGTATAGTAAAAGACCCTGAAGTTGCAGAACCTATCCGTTTCCTCAGAGAAAGAGAAATTGTTCATTTCCAGAGATTTGGCGAATGTCTCAGACGCACTCAGGAAAACCTTGACTGTCGAAACTTTTATGCTTTTAATCAGCAGATTGATAAAAAGAACTGTGGAAAATAATCAGCATAACCTGTTTTAAGAAATAAATAAACAAGCCGAACGCAGATACTTTATTCTGTATTCGGCTTGTTTTAATGCTTATTTAACTAAAAGTCAGTGATACACTATACAAAATATTCTATTTACACTATCTGTTAAGATTTTAACCCTCGTAAACAGTAATTCCTGTCACTGCAGGTTTTCCTGCAAATGTTATATAGAGGTATGGCTCTGTTTCAAGTGCTTTTAACAATGTATCATTAAGCACTATTCCTTTTCCATGGAATTCTGAATACTTAAGGTCATATGTATTCTTTCCGCTTCCGCCAACTTTGTCTGATGTTCCAATAGTCACTGTTTCGACAAAGTCCTCTGTATCTGATATATCTAAGAAGTTGAATGCAACAACCGGCTTCTTATACTTAGATAAATCAATCTTTAAGAATGCCTGATAGCCCCAGTCATTAAAGCCAAGCTCTGTTGTATCTCCGTCAATTGATGATTTTGATGATGACTCAGGTACAAATGCTTCAACAGAACCTTTTGTTACCTTTGTTCCACCTTCTTCTGTTGTGTATATATCATCTCCTACGAGGTTTCCACCGCCGTTCTTGTACCACTTTCCTGTCCATTCAAAGCCTGCTTTGAGGTTATTTACATTTGTTGTTTCAAGATAATCTGCGATTGAACCGTCTGTTGTTGTTCCGTTTGTATTTATCTTTGAACTTGTATCACCTGTTGAACCTGTGATTGTATTGTAGAGTACGGCAATGTCATTGTATCTCATCTTACAGTTGTCTTTATCCATGTACTGATTTGTCTCCCAAAGTACAGGTAAAATATGATGTTTAGCTGCAATAGTCATTGTATCATTTAACCACTGTGCAACACCCTCCTGCTTTGGATTGCAAACACTGAACTCACCCATGATGATTCCGTATCCTGCATTGTAGAATTTATCCATCTTTGTGAAGTATGTTTCTGTTGCTTCTTTGTCTTTCTGTGTATAGATACCGCTGCCACCGTCTCCACAGAAATCCCATGGTGTATAGTAATGAACTGAAACGCTGAGTTTAGTAGTTCCATTTTCTGCTGTATCTGTTGGCATCTTAAATTTGTCATCACAAGTCTTGTCAATGTTTGTATCATAACCTGCGATAAGGAGATGTCTGTATGCGTTGTTTCCGCCTGTACTGCGGACAATGTCTACAAATTTCTGGTTAATCTTATTTGCCATTTCGTATCTCTCATCCTCTGTAAGGTTTCCTGAGATAGCCTTTGTATCATTGTCATCTTTTGGTACACAATAACCACTTTCATAGATTGCGTCGTTTAATCTGTCACCAAGTTCCTCGTTTGCACCTTCAAAAATGAGATGATCTGAATAATCCTTAAATCTGTCACAAATCTGTGTCCAGTATCTCTCATATCTCTTCCATGCCTCTGCACGTTTTGTCTCATCGGCAAACTTATTTCCGTCAGCATCTTCCTTGCACGCACCAAACTGTCCCCACCACTGAGAATCCCAATGATCGTTGACAATTACATACATACCACAGTTTAATGCGTAGTTTACAACTTCTTCCACACGACCGAGGTATTTTTCATTGATAGTATATGTTCCATCCTCTGAATCCATGTTTGACCATGCTACAGGAATACGGATAGTATTAAAGCCATATGAACGGAGTGACTGGATATAAGCTTCTGTTGTAATAGGCTGCCCCCATGCCTGCTCAAATACTGTAGCATCTGTAGCAGCAACCTTGTCAGCATAAGTTCCTAAAGTAGCTTCAAGAGTATTTCCGAGGTTTACACCCTCCCCCATCTCATTTTCAATGAGCCACTGTGTAGAAACATCTTTACGAACAGTACCGTTGTCTTTAACAGTCATGTTTGCTGAAGTCCCGCCCTTTATCGAAACGGTTCTCTCTTCACCGACATTTGTTGAAGTCTCCGGCAGTTTCACACGGAGTGTAATATCTTTATCCTCAAGCTGTCCGTAAAAACCGCCATCTGCAACTGTTACATCTTTTGTAATAGTCTTTGTTGCTGTTTTTCCATCAATTCTCTTATATGCAATCTTAAATGTAACCTTTGCACTTCCGGCAGCTACACCAAATATCTCAGCAGAATATGTAAGACCTGATGTCTTCTCATTCTTAATTTTGACTATTTTTTCATCTGCACTTGAAGCAGTAACCTTTGTCACACTCTTAACATTTTCAGCAGTAATTGCAACAGTTCCAGCTTTTCCGCTCACAAGTCCACTTGTAGCATATTTTGTGGCAAAAATAGGTGTATAAACCTTTTTAATGCTCTTAGCACCGGCTGCCTTAATCTTTTTAGCATTTGCATCAACTGAACTTCCTGAAATGCTAATCTTTTTAGTACATCCTTTAAACGCATTCTTTGCAACAGACGATAATTTACCGTTTACCACAAGTTTTGTAAGTTTCTTGCAATTTGCAAATGCTGAAGATGCAATTTTTGTCACACCTTTTCCAAGTGTAACAGATGTTGCTTTTGCTGCTTTGAAAACATTTGCATTAACAGCAGATACCGTATATGTCGCACCTGATGCCTTAACTGTATTTGGAACTGATAGTGTCTTTGCTTTCTTTCCCTTTGTAGAAAGCTTTGTAATTGCAACTTTGCCATTTGTATCTTCTGTAGCGGCAGTTGTTACCTTATATGTATAATTTCCGCTTGTAAATGTAGCTCCAGCCTTTTTTCCATATGTCTTTGTAAACTTAGGAACACCTGTTATCTTAAATGAAATCTCAATATCGGATTTAGGCATTGTTGTAAGTTTGCCCTGTTTGAAAGGAATAGTGCTTGAAAGATTCCATCCGTCATAACCTGTATAACTGAATACACTATAACCGTTTGCCTCATATGATTTTGTATGTGGAAGTTCTACTCCTGCTGCTCCCTCTACCTCATTACCATCAATTTTTAATGTTGCATCTGTGACTTTTATGCCGTCTGCTGATTTAAGAGGAATATCTGTCGAAATTCCCATCATGTTAAACGCATCTGCTCCTGTAAGGTCAACACCTGAAATCTTAACAGTGTACTCTCCGTCACCTTCTTTTAAAAGAACATCCGTAATCTCTGCTTTTTCTGTCACATCCTGACCACCGGCCTGCACATACGAATACTCTTTTCCTGTTTTAAGCGGATCTCTGTAATCCCATGTCTTTGTCTGATAATAAAGATAAGCGTGATAACCGTCTTCTTTCCAGACAGAACTTACTGCCGCACTTGCCGTCTTTGCATCATTTGCTGCACCAATGCCCGTAAATGATGTAACAACCATAGCCATTGACAATACCGCAGCTAATAATTTTTTAGTTGTTTTTCTCATATAATTCTCCTCTCACATAATTTTAATTCATTTTATACCTTTTATAAGTAACAGTTTTGTCATAAATATAGCAATAGAATTGGCAAACTCAAATATTGCAATATATTTTTATAGCTGAACTGTTATTATTATGTTCATATTTTATTATATTTTTGTTAATATTTATATCCTGACTTTTAGATATATTATACATGTTTTTTAATATATACGGCATTTATAAACACCTGTTGCATACTCAATCGGACATCTTCAATCTACTCTTTATCTGTTCATAACACAAAGAGAGCACACCTGTTGGTGTGCCCTCCCTGAAAGCTCTTTCGATTTGTTTTCCTTAATTGTGGGAATTCAAACTTATTAAATATTATTTAACTACTACGCTGACTTTTGCGGACTTCTTACCATATTTAAGTGTAGCAGTTGTCTTACCTTTCTTAAGTCCCTTAACCTGGAATGTTACCTGTCCTTTTGCAGTCTTTTTAACTGTGACTTTTGCAACTTTCTTGTTCTTTACAGAGACTTTAATCTTCTTAGCCTTAACTTTCTTAGTTACCTTTGCAAGTGCAACTGTGTAGTTTGCTGTCTTTTTCTTCTTAACATTTGCTGTCTTAGCAACAGTTACTTTGATAGTAGACTTCTTAGAACCAGCCTTAAGTGTGATTGTAGCTGTCTTGCCCATAACTGCTGTCTTCTTAGCTGTGATTGTAACATTCTTCTTAGATTTGTTTACCTTAACTGTTACAGCCTTGTTGTTGCTTGTAGCCTTAACTGTTGATGTACCCTTAACTGTGTACTTAACTGTTGCAGACTTAGCCGGAGCAACCGAAACCTTAGACTTAGCAGCCTTGATAGATACTGTTGAAGAAGCTTTCTTTGTTGTTACATTGAAGTTTACTACAATTTTATCATTAGCTTTAACAGGAGCTTTGTTTAACTTATCAATAGTTGTAACTTTTTCATCCTGCCAGTTAACACCAGTCTTGTCAAAGAGACCATTCCATGGATTTACGATGTTGAATCTGTAGTTCTTTGAAACTGTCTGATCTGCAAATCCCCAGCATCCTTTGTTATCTATAGCGTATGTCTTGTCACCAATCTTTACATTCTTAACTGTGAGTGCAAAGTTGTCTGCAAGACTTCCATAATAAAGGTCTGTGTCAAGCATCATTAAGTAGATTCCTTTTGAATCACTTGTTGCTGTGTATTCGATAGAGTAATCACCATCTTTTGTTACATTAACACTCTTGTCACCCCAAGACTGCTCGCCCCAAGTATCATCACCAACATAGTCGAATGAAACATTGAAGTTACCCATCTGACCTTTAGCAACCGGTGCCGGTGTCTCTGTAGGAGCAGGTGTGTTTTTAAGCTGATCCTCAAGTGCTGCTTTTGATGCTGCAAGTGCTGAGTTTGATGCTGCAAGTGCTGAGTTTGATGCTGCAAGTGCTTTGTTCTCTGTCTCAAGAGCTGCCTTTGATGCTGCAAGTGACTTGTTGTCTTTTTCAAGGGCTGCTTTTGATGCTACGAGTGAAGCATTGTCTTTCTCAAGGGCTGCTTTTGATGCTACGAGTGAAGCATTGTTTTTCTCAAGGGCTGCCTTTGATGCCGCAAGTGCTTCATTCTCTTTCTTAAGAGCATCTAAAGTATCCTCATAATCCTCAAGACCGGTTACCTTGTATGTAAATGTAATCTCATCGCCTTTTTCTGCCACAAAATCATTGAAAGATTTAGCTGCTGTATTAACTTCATATGAATTAGAATCATTGTAATCTCCAGTTACATTCTTTGCTAATACATTCTTCTCAGCAACTTCAACTTTAATAATCTTTAAAGAGAAATCACAGTCATCAACATATTTTACATCAGTAGCTGTCTTTGTTTCACCAAAGTTTGCTCCTGTAAGAGCACCTGCTGTAGCTGCCTCTGCAAAAGTTGTTGTAACTTTAACTGTTCCATCCTCTTTAACAGTAGCGTCTTTTTCAGTTAAAGTTTTACCTGTAAGTGTTAATTTAACACCATCTTTGTTATTAACTTTAGCTGCATCTGCCTTTAATGTACCTACATTTGCACCTGTCAATACTAACGCTGTTGAAAGTGCTAAGGAAAGAGCTTTTTTTGTTCCCTTTGTTAATCTCATTAACATATCCTCCTTCTCCCTATCATATATAGGGTTGCATAATTTTTGAAACGATAAAGTTGTAGTCCGCACTCAACCCTATAAGCCGTTTCGTTACATCTAACATAGTAACAGAATAATATTTTCAAATAAACAGTAAAAATGTACAATTATTCCAGCCTTTTTTTGTGCATTTTGTATATTTATTAGATATTTCTACATAAAATACAAGAGTTTTTTCAGTGATTTTTCCCATATTATCAACATTATAGTTAAGGCTAATTTTTGACAATATTTGGAATAGAATTTTTTTAAAATCATAATAATTCCGCCTTAATTTTGCTATAATCAAAGAAAAACAGAGACGAATTTTTACATTCGCCTCTGCTTTTTATTTCAAAAATTATGCTTTGGAAAATTTTATTATATTATGGCAATTATTTTACTTTAACTGTTACCTTAACTGATTTCTTACCAATCTTGATTGTAAGTTTTGAAGTACCTTTCTTAGCACCCTTAACTGTTACTGTTACTTTACCCTTAGAAACTTTCTTGCCTGTAATCTTAGCAATCTTTGACTTAGAAGATTTAGCTGTTAATTTATCTGTTGTTGCTTTCTTCTTATTCTGAGCTGTAACCTTAACTGTTATTTTTGCTTTCTTGCCCTTCTTAATCTTTACTGTTTTCTTAGCTGCTTTTGCACTCTTAACAGGGTTTGCAACCTTAACTGTGATAGTTGCTTTCTTTCCTGCACTTGTAAGTGTAATCTTAGCTGAAGAACCCTTTGTTGCTTTCTTAGGTACTGAAATCTTAATTTTCTTGCTACTTGTTACTTTTACTGTTGCAAGTTTCTTATTAGAAGTCTTAGCTGATGCCTTAACTGCTTTTCCTGCCTTATTAAGTGCTTTATAAGAAACTGTTGTTGACTTTCCTGCTGCTACTGTTACTGTTTTCTTAGAAACTGTTACTTTAGCTTTTGATTTTGCACTAGTGCTGCTCTTCATTCCTGATACAGTAAATGATACCTTGATTGTATCTCCTTTCTTTACAGGTACTGTTCCAAGTCCATCAATAGATGTTACGGCAGGGTCAACATATGTTACACCATCTGAACCAATAGGTCCGTTATATGGATTTACAATGTTGTATCTGTAAGCGTTTGTTTCTTCCTGGTCTGAGAAGCACCATCCGCCTTTCGCATTTACTTTGTAATCTGTCTTTCCAACAGAAACAGTTGTAGGAACAAGCTTAAAGTCTTTGTTTAATGAACCTTTGTAAAGGTCTGTTGAAAGAATCATCATAAAGATGTCAGTTGTATCAGACTGAGCAGTGTAGCTGATTTCATATTTTCCATCACCAGTTACATCAACTGACTTGTCTCCCCATGACTGCTCGCCCCATTTGTCATCTGCTACATAGTTAAATGCAACATTAAATTTATCCATATTTCCCTTAGGAGCTTCTGTCGGAGCTGGTGTTGCATCGCTTGTTGGTGCTGGTGTATTTGATGTTACAGGTGCCGGTGTATTTGTTGCTCCGCTTGTTGGGGCTGTTGTTGCTCCATTTGTTGGGGCTGTTGTTGCTCCATTTGTTGGAGCTGTTGTTGCTCCGTTTGTTGGGGCTGTTGTTGCTCCATTTGTTGGGGCTGTTGAAGGCTTTGTTGACACTGCAGGTGCTTCTGTATCTTCTGCAACTACTGGAGCTTTTTCAACTTTAGATACATCATATGAAAGTGTCTTAGAATAATTTGTTACAACTCCCTTAGACTCGCTTTTTCCCGGTGCTTCTGCTGTAGTTGTTGTTCCTTCTTCTAAAATCTTAAGTGGAATCCACTTTTGAATTTTAGCTCCATTTGGTAACTCAAAAGAAATAGACAACTCTGTATCGTCGAGACCTACTGCTTTGCATTCATCTGTTGTCGCAATACTAATAAGACCTGTCTCTGCATCATATGTAGTATTAACTCCTGCTAATGCCTTCCAATCTTCAATTCCTAAATCTTCATGTTTAGTTTTAGCATATGCATTACTATTAAATGTTGCATTTCCTGCTGTTTTTACTGCAATCTTTGCTGTTTCTCCTTTTTTAATAACAATCTCTGAAGGAATTTTGCTGTCATCTATAGGAGCATATGATGCATCATAAAGCTTAAATGAATAATCTAATGTTCCTTCAACATATCTGTCAGGTAATGCTAAAACCAAATACTTCTCATTTATATTTTTAACATTCTCTGATAAGCTACCTGTCCATTTTTTATATGCATAATCACCTTTTGTTTTCTGATTTCCTAAATCACCTTTTTCACTTACACCATAGTTGAAACCACCATAATAATCAGCTGTGTTTTCTTTCTTCGGTGTTGTAACTTCCAAAGTAGGCTGGTCCATCTCTTTTCCTGCTTCTTTAAGTGCATCAACATCCACAAATATACCTGCAGCTGTTACAACTTTCTTTGTTTCATTCTCTGTCCAATACTCCTTAGTTGTCACGGCAGTATCAAACACATTTTTGTCTGCTTCCGCTGCCTTACTTTTTGTACTTCCAATATTTGCACTTGTAATAATAAGTGCTGTTGAAAGAGCTAAAGAAAGGGCTTTTCTCATTCCTTTTTTTAATCTCATTAAGAAATCCTCCTTCTCCCATCTCTATGGGTAATAAATTGTTAATTTACTTTTGCTTAAAGCAGAAATCATTGGTCTTTATTGCACCCCTCAAACTGCCTTTAACATTTGAACAAAATATTAACACAGTGTTAATATTTTTTATACCTGCAAATTTAGCAATTTTATACATTGATTTTTTTTAATTTTATAATTTTTATGTTAAAGTTGTATTATTTTTACAATTTTGGTAACAGTTCAGCCATAAAAATGTAATTGGCAATACAATGCGCTTGTTCATTGTATTGTTAAGTACCTTTTTATGGTAGAATAGCCTTTCATTTCTGAAATGATGGCAAACCCCTCTCGAGCACGCTCAGATGGAACAAATTTATTTGTTCCATCCTCACTTTGCTTTCGCGTAAATAAACAAAAAGCTGCAAAGCAGCAACTGACAGCTTGCTGCTTTGCAGGTTTATGAATGTAATAAATGAAAGGCTGAACTGTTACCAATTTTGAAGCGTTTTGAGTTATTTTGATTATTATAATTATGTTTATATTATTGGTATTTATTTGCTTTTTAACACAGAATGTCAAATCATATTCCAATAAATGAACTTCGTAGAATTGCAAATACGGCTTGATTTATCCTCCCTCCTACACCTGCTCCGTCTCAATTTCTTTTATCATCTCAATCACCTTTTCCTCTGTTTCTTCTACTTCATCTGCTATCTGTGGAATCGCTTTTCCCTTTGCAAGTTTCTTTCTTATCTGATTTTTTAATTTGTTGTTTTCTCCCTCACTTCTTCCACGGGCTTCTCCGGCTTCTTCGCCTTTCTTATACTGTTCTTCTCTTTCAAGTCTCATGTGTTCTTCTTCGTCATACTCAAATATCGTCATCGAAATCACCTCTGC